ATTTTGTATTTTGAACGGTAGCGGTTATTTGTATCTGCTGTCCCAAGTTAATAGGATTTACAGTAGTTCCATTATTATTTACTGGTCTTAAATTAGTCATTAATAAGTTTGCTGATACGTCAGCAGCAACATCCAAGTTGTTAGGATTTACAGTTACAGTAGTTCCATTATTATTTACTGGTCTTAAATTAGTACCTTGTCCAGTTAAACTTTGTCCTCCTAAACCAGTCACATTAATTGTTCTCGTGATTGGTGGTGCTAATGTGTTATTTTGATCATCTACAATAGAAGCCGTTATTGTATACTCACCCGAAGTTGCAGGTTTCCATGCTACCGCAGGATTAATTGAAGATCCAGCAGATAAGGTATTTTCATCACTTGAACCATTCAAAATAGTAAATCCATTTTTATCAATCACGTCTACATCAAATTTAAAGTTTTGTGTGATAGATTTTGTATTTTGAACGGTAGCGGTTATTTGTATCTGCTGTCCCAAGTTAATAGGATTTACAGTAGTTCCATTATTATTTACTGGTCTTAAATTAGTCATTAATAAGTTTGCTGATACGTCAGCAGGATCATTTGCATCTTCTTCGATTAAACCTTGTCCAGTTAAACTTTGTCCTCCTAAACCAGGCATTATTTCAATATAACTGGTGTCGGGAACTGCTGCGTCTGTGACTGTAGTGCCTGATGCGTCTGTGACTGTAGTGCCTGATGCGTCTGTGACTGTAGTGCCTGCGTCTGCTGTGCCTGCGCCTGCGTCTGCTGTGCCTGCATAAATACTATCTATAATACTTGTTCCTGTAGTTCCTCCTCCATCACTTAAACTGAAAAATCCACCATTTATAGTTAGGTGTTGATAATTAACAACATAAACAGTAAATGTTACATTACTTGAATTTGATGCACTATCTATAGACATACTGCCTTCTAATTTTATAGAACTAAAATTATCAAAATTACATGAACCCGAGGGTTGCAAATCTTCAGGGTTTATAGCAAAAGAATATACATTAATTCCAACATTATTAGGTATACTTGTATGATGTTGATAAGGTTGTGTTAAATTAAAATATGTTCCATCACGGGATTGAAATCTGTCATTACCGTCAAGCGTTAATTTCATAGAAGTAATTATATTTTTATTAATAGAAGGGGTAGATGAGGTAGATGTGTAATTATTAGGTCCAATGATATTCGACACACTATAAATATTTGAGTATTGTTGATAAGTATCGTTTATTTTATTTTTTTTATTAGAATAATTAAACCAATTACGAATATTATTATCGTCAATATGTCCTACTATAAATAATTCTTTTATTAATTTAGTAATCGTATCTAATCTAATATTAAAAGAGGTTGAGGAGCCTGTCACATTTTCAGTTGTTTTTTGAAGTTGTTCGATTAAATAATAATGTGAATCAGTTACGAATTTACTACTTTCTGCAGTATCAAGAAAAATAATATCGGTCCATAATGATGCATTTGTGATAGTAATGCTACCACCACTATTATTATTAATTAAACTTTCACGATTAAATTGAATTTTTATTTGAATCGTTTGATTAATGGCTTTTAGTGGAAGAGCAAGTCCTGGATTACGACAGAACCAAAATTGTAAAGGAATAATTATTTTATTTCTAACATATAGAATGTCTTTACCAGGACCACCAACCATTGAAAAATAACCTTCTTTTTTCCCATGATGGAGAGATAATTCATTCCAAATATACATCCATTCACTATACTGTTTATCTAAAACAGTTCCCCCAATTGAAAATTGAATATAATCAATTGCTCTTAATCCTACATATGGCACAACGTTTGATGATGAAGCATTTGTATCATTAAAAGTTAATTCAAGATGTGTTTTATATAATAAATCACCATTATCAGGAATGTCAAACGTGATACTACTACCTAAACTTGGCACATTACCAGTTTGTTGAATTGTTTCTATTGCAAAATTAGTATGTTTTTTATAGGTAGATTTAAAAAAGGTAATAGAAGGTTTACCTGTATATATGTTACCTGAAAATAATTTTGTTTTACTATCAGCACCATAATTTATTAATTTACCTGCTACCATTTTATTATTATTATTATTATAATAAATATATATATATATATATTTATTATTATATAGTTTAAATTATTAAGTATTATAGTATTATAGTATTATAGTATTATACATTAAAATAGGCAAAATAAAATAGGCAAATTAAAATAAGTTATGATTTACCTGCTAAAAAAACATTAGTTATTAATGGTGATTTTAAACATGGAATATTATTTTCTTGGCACCAATTTACACATTTCGTAATATTCGTTTTCTTAATTGTTTCTAATTTACTTGCCATATTTTTATTAGATAAATGATTTGTTAAAATTAAATTAATAGTGGTTGATATATTTTCTAATTGTTGTTGTCCGAATATTGCATTATATTCTTCTACTTTATTTATAAAGTAAATAGGTAATTTACAATTAAATAAAGAAGTAAGAACATACCCATTTGATAAATTATTAATAATAGTATATAACTTTGCCATAATATTAGAAACATCGTCTAATTTGAATTTTTTACAAACAATATATTTTTCCGAATTTGCATATCTGCTTGTATTGGGTTTTACAAAATGAAGTTCTTCGTACAATAAGGATAATAAATATAAAAGGTCAACTGATAATTTTGAAAAAGTATCAAAAAATTTTATAATAAACGTTCCTCCTTTTTTTTGCATAGCAATTGCAAAGGCGATTTGGCAAAGAATGAGTTTTAGTATGGAAGATTCTTGGTTATTAAAATCGATTGAAAAATCAAATCCTCCATCGGCTGTAATAATATCCATTGTTCCATTATAATTTGTATAGCAGTAACGTAAATTATTAACATTTGTAATGTCTCCTTTACCATCCTGGCCTTTTTCAATTTTTACATTGGGGTTTTTTGATAAAAAAAGATTACTTTTTTTCCATCCAGGAACATTGTCGTCCGTATCATTAATTAAGGTCATGCCGTAATAGATATCATCAGGATTATTTCTTAATTTTACAAGAGCCTCAATAAACCCCCCTGGTCCTTCTGCCAAATGAAAACTCTTAATTTTATTTGTGATTTTATTGTTTGGTAAATCATTCAGTATATGCAATAAATTACATATTTCAATCATTTTATAAAAGGACCTTGATAAAGGCTTTAATGGACATACGGAATGTTTCGTGCCGGGTATTGTTGTATGTATAAATTCATATGGGTTTGTATATTTTTTAAATTTATCCCAATCATTTACATATTTTCCAATTTCTTCTTTACTTTTAATTAAATATTTATATAATGTTTTACTTATAATTATAGTATCATCAATATGCGTGTCGTCATGTGGAGTCTGTTGTAATGGGTTAAACGATGGAATAAAATGATCAAATATTATTTGTTGATTATCCTTATTTGAATAAATTTTATAATGGGACATAGAGTATTAATAATAATAATATTAATTATGATTGATGTTAATTAATATTATTAAAAAAAGTTTATATCATTATTATAATTATTATAATTATTATTATTTTGCAACTAATTTTATTTTGCAACTAATTTTATTTTGCAACTAATTTTATTTTGCAACTAATTTTATTTTGCAACTAATTTTATTTTGATATTTTTTTTAACGGGCAATTTATCGCCTTTTTGATAATTACTTGATATAGATGAAGACGGGTTAGTAGAGGACAAATCATCTTTTTGATTAATAAATTTGATTGCGATTTTATCCGCATCCACATCGCGCACTTTTTTATATACAAAATAACGATTTAGAAAAGAAATGGTTCTTTCAGCAGAGGACATATTCATCGCTTCTTTGTACATATTTTTGCCACCTTTATTACTTTTAATCTCATCAGTCATTAGTTTAAACATATCACTAAAATAGCCGCTGCTTGATGGTAATCCTAATTTAGCAGTTTCATCCTTGGTCAATAAAACAAACCCATAATTTTCCAACATTTGGGTAAAATAATTATAATTTACAAGATACTCTCTGAATGTTTTATTAATTGTATCTTGGAATACGTCAATGGCATAGCCGATGCTTGTAGCGTCGTCAGGAAATTCGGTTTGTGTATATTTTTTGGTTATTTCCAACATTTTATGATTATTCTCTGCATCCATAATAGTTACACTTTCATCGTGTTTTTTATTTTTTAATAGTTTAAAGATTTCTTTTCCATCGTAACTTGTTCCAATTAAATAACCACCTACCTTGGTCACTTCGGATACATTACGTAAGAAATTATGAAATGTTTCTGTGCTTTCAAACATATAGTGGACTGCAAATTGAATAGAACAAACACTAAACCCATTCTTACCAACACCAAATTGATTATATACTCCTTTACCTAATTCTTTCACATCTTTAGAACCCTCCCCAAAAACGGCCTTGGTTATTTGTTTATCCTTTTCGGATATAATTGCCTTTGCTGAACGAATATTTACACCCGAATTTCCGTGAACAAATAATACAGCAGGCACCTCTTTCGTATTTTTTTTATAATTTAAATAGCGTGCGCAAGCTCCATCTAATCTATTTTGAATATTATCGCGCGATATATCTATACCAAATACGAATTTTAAATTGGACGATATCCATTTTGGAAAATCACCGCCTTTTCCTACTGCAAGGTCAATTAGCGTATCGCCTTTTTGGGCAACATTTGTTATTAGTTTCCGTTTTACAAATAAATTATGGAAATCCCGCATTGCTTTTGTATAGGTGCCAACCGATTCCGACCCCGACCCCGAATTTTTATTATAATAGACATCATTATCAATGATTTCAGCAGGAATATTTAAGCCACTTGTGATTATTTGTTCGGTCACTGGTGTATGAATTGATTTCCATACGCCATTTGCAACATGATAGGCATTACCGTAATTGGGTTTACCTGAACGTAATTCAGTTGTTTTATCGTATCTTATTCTTAATGGCACCCATCTCCATAACTCGTCGTGTTCTTTGACATATTTAAATTCCACAATCATGTTATCTTCAATAATTTGATTTTCTTCCGTCATCATTACCTTAGTGTCTCCATTTAATTCTTTTAATTTAATATTGCATAACCCAGCATTTACCGAAGATGGATTAATAGGATAAAATTGCTTGGGGACATACATTCCTTTTGGGTTATCATCACTTTCATTTTGTAAAAGTTTAAAGGATGGCACTACATCGTCAATAATGTCTTGGCAAGGATTAATGTATCCATGTGTTTTTTCATTATAGCCGACCCGTAATATAAGTGTTTTATATTCTGTTAATTGGTTGGTTGTGGTTATATCAAGTCCCGAACTAAATAAATTTCCAATATAGTCAGTTCCGCTCATATTTTTTTTAATAGAAACCAAAAAATCAATTGTATTATCTAATTCGGGTTTCCATTTAAAAGAATTCTCCCAGCTAATTTTTTTGTTTTGAATAGGGTCGCCTATTTTTTTAACACCGACGCCTAAATTCATCGGCGTAAATATTAAACCATCCGTTACATATTCAAACACACCGTCATTTACTCTTTGTAAAATAGTTGCACATCCTTTAAATATTGTTGTTTTTTCTTTCTCAGAGGCCGAATAAAATGTTTTTGCACTAATTCTTAGCGGGGATGCAGCAGAATTATTTACAACCGATTGAGGCTTAATTAAGCTTAATGTTTTGATTAAAGTAGGTAACCTAAACATTTCTTTTTTTGTTTCTTCTTCTGCAGTTGAGGGTGAAAATGCATAATCGCGTATATCTTTTCCATTTAAATAATAAATGTCAAACACCGCATATAAATTGATGTTTTTTTTGTGTTTATTAAATATAATATGCTCTCCATCAAACAATGTGTTTTTTAAATCATTGTTTTTGGTGATTGCGCCAGTAAACTGGACCTGCATATTCGTATTGATAAGGTATAATTTATTATTGTCAGCAATATAAAGTAGTTTTCTGTCTCCATCAGCTTTATCGGTAACCGTATAATTTCGTCTAATATTAGGAACAGAATAGAGTGTAGGATCTTCCACGGTGTTTTCAAGGTGTAATGTATAAGATGAAGGACCAATGAAATGCATGGGTTGTAGTGTATTAATTTTTTTATAGTCCTTGTCCCATATTAACCTAATATAGTCATTTTGGATATTTTTTTGTTCTTTGTATGACACGGGATAATAGGTTTCTTGTAACCCGGATAATATAAATTTCACTACCGTTTTCATCGCGGTATTTATTTTTTCCGAAGTATTAAATAGAGTTCCTGGTCCAACTAATGAATTAATGCATTCGATCTCAATTTCATAGTGCTCAAATCCATTAAATACGTTTGCATCCTGAATTGTATAGTGAGGGATAAAATATGAATTTTTATTTCTTGCTGATTCTTTTACAATACTTAAATCAATTATAAATGGGTAATCGGGGTGTTTAAATGAAACTCGGTTCATGTATCTAAATATCTTCTTATTATTGCCCCAATTGTCAATTATAGTTTGAATTGTATAATTATCTTTTTCCATTAGCGTTTCTTGTTTCAAGGAAACACGAAAATTAAAATCATCAAAATCAGCAGACGGTACTTTTTCATTATTTATTTTATAAGGTTGTTTTTTTACAAAATCTAAATTTTGATTAATACCCTGAATGTTGTTTGTTTTACAATACGTTATAATATCTTGTAATGTAGCTATTTCGGTTCTTATATTGGATAAATATGTTTTTTGGTTTTTTTTGTCATAGTATTCGCTCATAATTCTTAATAAATAATTTGATTTATTTAAAACAAACCCTGTTGATTTTAATGTTCTAATGACATTATCATAATTAATTTTTGTTATCTTTTGAACTCCACGTGTCCCAAAGCTTGCTTCTAATTCAAGCGTTTCGTTGTCATTTGTTTTTCTTAAAATGTCGTCTAAATATATTTTTAATATATTATTTAATATTTGTTTTTCAGACATTGTTAGTTATATAATTATATCTGATAATATTATATTATTTTAATAAGGTATTTTTAATAAGGTATTTTTAATAAGGTATTTTTAATAAGGTATTTTTAATAAGGTATTTTAGTATAAATGTTAATAATATCAATTTTATATTAAATAAATAAATAAATTTATATTTATTTATTTTATTTGTTTATATATATATATAATGACATATTGTGAAATATCTACTCATCTTGCCTATGGTATGGCTATATATGTATTTGCAAGTATATTCTATTTAATATTTACACGTAATATTGGGACACCTTTTAATGATAGTTTAACCTCGCAGCAAATTATAATAAAAAATAAATCTGCTGGGACAAGAAGACGTATTTTTTATTCTGGAATAGCAATCGGTTGTGTTTTATCATTTCTTTTTAAACCATTTAAAAAATGTTAGGCATAGGGTAAATATAGGGTAAATATAAAAAAATTGAAATGCTTTATTACATTTATTTAAATCACATAAAACCCAATCATCATCAACAAACTTTACCGTCCTTGACAACCACCAAAAAAAAAATGAATTTGTTTATTCTCTCCTTAATTCAAAAAGAAATCGCCGAATCTATGATGGATAAACATATCAGTAAGATTTTATTAGAAGCAGTACAGATGCTTTGTTCTGCGAAACGTGTTTTGTCCCCCGACGATGAAAGCATTGAAAAATTATATAAAATGGCGCATAAAAACCATCCAGTAACTATTTGGTGTCGTGCGTCAAAGGCTAATTTCGTGTGGACCTTGGATTTAGTTGACGAAATGCATACTGAATGGAAATTCCGATATGGACATCCTGAAACAAAAATACATAAATCCTATTTAATCGCCCAATATTTGAGAGAACATATGCCAACAGACGAATCGTTTGAAAATGTTGGATTAACTCAATTTGCACTTGCTATGCCTGACCAATACAAAACAGATGATCCCGTTGAATCGTATCGCAATTATTATATGTCGGAAGAAAAACAAAAAATCGCTACTTGGAAAAAATTACGTGAAAAACCTGAATGGTATACAGTAAAGGTGTAAAAGAAATGATAAAATATGAAAAAAGTTTAAATTATATAAAAAAAAGGAAATTATATAATTTTTATATAATTTTTTTACTGTTAAATATGTGTGGTAAGTATTAAACTTTAGTAAGTATTAAACTTTAGTAAGTATTAAACTTTAGTAAGTATTAAACTTTAGTAAGTATTTCTTCATATAACGCATTTTTTAATTTATTCTTACCATGTTCGTTGGTAATAATAATATCTAATTTTTTACACATTTCTTGTAATTCTTTAATGGTGTAGCCTGAAGCAGATTTGATTGGTTTTTGGCTATTTTCAATATGTAAATAAGTGGTTTTAATTGTATCTATATCGCATTCATATTTGATTGATATTTTATTATTATAATTCGTTTCTTCTTTAACAATTACGCCGGTTTTACCATCTTCATCGTTTCGGTAATTAAAATCATAATAGGTTCTTTTTGCTACATATAAAATAGATACATTATAACACAAACAAAGTGCTTGTAATCCTTTGACAGTAATTTGGTTTTGATACACAAATTCCTCTTCAATATCCGCCAATTTAATTTTAAATATTTTTAATTTATCTTTGATGGCAGCCATCTTTTCAATCGTATTTATTTTAAATTGCTTTTCAAATATAAAATGATCAGTTTTATGTAACTCATAATTTTCATATCCTGTATAAATAATATAAAAACACCAAAATAATTTATCTTTTTGAAAAGGAGTATAATTATTTGTTTTATCAGAAGATGACGATGAGGGTAAAGTCATATTGATATTTTTACTTTTACTGGCAGGAGGGGAACGATACTTATTCGTTTCTTTTGTAATTCCATTTTTATTTCGAATAGTTAATATGTTTGTATCTGTAAACATATATGGTTCAAATAATTTAAAATTAATCGGAGCATTATCGTGTGATAAAGACATTTTATTTGTATTATATTTATTCATACGGTGTCTTTAATTAAGTTTAAATAAATTTAAAAATAAATAACAATAATAACAATAATAATAATAATAATAAATAATAATCATTTAAAAATAAAAACTATTATTTTAATATAAAATATAAATATAATAGTTTTTTATAGAAAGAAATGGATAAACCACAAATTTTAACTGCTTTTAATGATCATTTTATGCAATTTGTTGAGGATATTAAAATAGTATTTCCTGATAATATGGATATTGCGACCCTTTATATTTCTTTATCCAGTTTAAGGAAACTAAATCCATGTTTATTGATTAAATCATTTAAAAAACATATTTCGGGAGTTTACAGAACGGAAATAGAAAAAGGAAATATTTCTTTTTTTATTGAAAATGATTATAAAAAAGTTTTAAACGAAAATGGTGTTCAATCGGCTAATGTTCTTTTAGAAAAAATAGATTGTTTAAGAGACCCGATTCGGCAAATGAATAAAAACGACCAAGATAAAATTATGAAATATTTACAAAATTTAACCAAACTTAGTGATAATTATAATTAAATGTATATGAAATAAATGTACCAGGCATAAGAATAAAATAATAAAAGAATAAAAGAATAAAATAATAAAATAATAAAATAATAAAATAATAAAATAATAAAATAATCATATATAGTATAATTCATTTATAGTATAATTCATTTATAGTATGAGTGATGATGATGATTTTTTCACTAAGTTTATACGTAAGAATTTGAAAGAACAAAAAATAGATTTAAATGATTATGAATTAACTTATTTACCTGACTCATTCGGTACTCTTACTAAGTTAGAAGAATTAGATCTGACTAAGAATGCGTTAACTTCTTTACCTGACTCATTCGGTGATCTTACTAAGTTAGAAGATTTAAATCTAAGTGATAATGCCTTAACTTCTTTACCTGACTCATTCGGTAATCTTACTAATTTAAAATTTTTAGGTATTCGTGGAACGGAAGAGAGAGAGAGAGAAAGAACAGGAAAAAGAGGGAATAAATTAAAATCTTTACCTGACTCATTCGGTGGTCTTATTAATTTAAAAGAATTATTTTTAAATTGGAATGAATTAGAATCTTTACCTGACTCATTCGGTTATCTTGCCAAATTAAGACATTTAGGAATATTTAAAAATAAATTAGAATCTTTACCGGACTCATTCAGTAAACTTACTGAATTAGACTCCTTAGTATTAGCGTATAATAAATTAACTTCTTTACCGGAATCATTCGGTAATCTTACTAAATTATCATCGTTACAATTACGAAATAATAAATTAACTTCTTTACCGGACTCATTCGGTAAGCTTACTGAATTATTAATATTAGATTTGGATAATAATGACTTAACTTCTTTACCGGAGTCATTCGGTGAACTTAATAATTTAAAATATTTAGATATTAATTTTAATAAATTAACTTCTTTACCGGAGTCATTCGGTAAACTTAATAATTTATATTCTTTAAAAATTTATGGTGATGATTATTCAAGTGAAAATGCTATAAATATTAAAAAACAACTATCTAATTTTTTAAGAAAGGGTCAATTAAAACAATTAGAAGAAATAAAGTTTAATAACAAAAATATATTGAATATATTAAAATCTAATAAGTTCCAAACATGTAATGATTATATCGTAAATATTGAAAACAACGAGTGTTCGTTAAATAATAAAGATGAAGATGGTAAATATACATCTCCCATTAATTTAGGACCATTAGAAAAAAATAAAACATTTAAATTAACAACAGATGGTCATTGTTATTCCACAGAGGATCTTAAAGGATTAATAGTTGGTAAAAATATTGATGATTTTATATCACCTCTCACCAGACAAAAGATACATGATGATGATAAAGTAAAATTTGAATGCGTAAATGAAGGATATATAGGGGGGAGTAAAAGGAAATCTAATAAAACTACGAGAAAATCTAATAAATCCAAAAAGAGTAAGAATACAAAAAAACATACAAAAAAACATATAAAAAAACATACAAAAAAACATACAAAAAAACATACAAAAAAACATATAAAAAAACATACAAAAAAACATACAAAAAAACATATAAAAAAACATACAAAAAAATAGGGTTCAAATAATATTTAATGAAACAAATATATAAAAATATATATATATAATATTTTTTTGATTTAAAAATATAATATATATATATTTTTATAAGGGAATAAAATGGAGGACACGAATGAAAATAAAATGGAGGACATGAATGAAAATAAAATGGAGGACACAAAGGAAAAAAAAATGAAGGATTTCAAAAAGATTATTATGGATATGACGCGTGATATTCTTATCACATTTCCGGAATTAAAAAATAGTATTACAAACGATTTAGTTAATGTAATGCTGGATAAAGATGATGAAAAGAACAGTTCTTTAGAAGCTGTATTTGCCCACTGTAAATTGGTATATCCGTCCAAATTTTTTGAAATTTTGTATCAAAATGAAAGTATTTTTAAAAATGAAGATGAAGATGAAAATGCGAAAGACTCTACTATAGAATTTTTGCCAGGTATTGATTTTAAAATGATTTGGAAAGATACAGGTATTAGTGATAAAACACGTGAAACTGTATGGAAATATTTACAATTAGTATTATTTGCGGTCGTGTCAGATATTTCAGATGGAAAGTCATTTGGAGATACCGAAAAATTATTTGAAGCGGTTAATCAAAATGAATTTAAAAATAAGTTAGAAGAAACAATTGAACAAATGCAAAAAATGTTTGATACATCAAATGACATGGGTATGAACGGTGGTGGCGTTGACGGCACCGCCGGGTCGGATGGTTCAGGTGATGACAGCAACGAAGATAATGATGCGAATAATTTTTTTAAAAATTCAGCCTCGTCGGGAATTAATCTGGATGATTTACCAAATCCACAAGATATTCATGAACATGTAACTAATATGATGGGAGGTAAATTAGGACAATTAGCAAAAGAAATAGCAGAAGAAACTGCGAGTGACTTTAATATGGATACTGAAAATATAGGTTCAGTGAATGATGTTTTTAAAGGACTTTTTAAGAATCCAACAAAGTTGATGGGTTTAGTTCAAAATGTTGGGTCCAAATTAGATAATAAATTAAAATCTGGAGATATGAATGAAACTGAATTATTAAAAGAAGCAAGCGAGATTATGACAAAAATGAAGGATATGCCTGGAATGCAAAGCATGTTTAATAAAATGGGAATGGGTGGTGGAGGAGGAGGAGGAAAAATGAACATGAATGCGATGCAATCAAAAATTAATAATAATATTAAAACTGCAACATATAAAGATAAACTACGAGCAAAGTTAGCAGCTCGTCAAGCTGCAGCGATGCAACAAGCAGCAATGCAACAGGTCCAAGCACAGCAAGCAATGCAACAGGCCCAAGCAATGCAAGCAATGCAGCAGGCCCAAGCACAGCAGACCCAAGCACAGCAGCAAGGTAATTTACTCATTGGTCAAGAAGGAAATGAAAATTCTTCAACTGCAAAGAAAAAGAAGAATAAAAAAAAGAAAAATAAAACTACTACTACAACTAATGATGATGGAGAGAAAGATAAAGATGATGGCGATAATTAGTAGTAGTACTATAATATCAAAAAAAAATAAATTAAAATAAATTAAAATAATTATGAATTGTTGTTATTAATTTTATTATTATTGTTGTTGTGGTATAATAAATATATATTATGTGTTATGAATAAAAAATAAATAAGATATAATATATATATATATATAAATCAATAAAATAAATGTCTGATACAAGTATACCTTTTTGGATAAATGATATAACTATTTTATTAAATAAAAAATATATAACGAGTGTATGGCCACAAAATAAAATGAATAATAATGAAAAATTAAATTCAATCACACGACTTGTTATTTATATGACAATTTTAGGCTATTTATTTACAAATAATAAAAAAATTGTTATTTCGGGTATTTTAACTATTATTTGTATAATTATTTTATATAAAGTCCAAGAAAATAAATTAAAGCAAGAACAATTAAACGAAAAAAAAACAAATGAAAAAACAAATGAAATAGAAGAAGGATTTTCCAGCGGTGATTTAAATATGAATAAGATGAATAAGATGAATAATATGAATAATATGAATAATCAGGATAATCAGGATAATATGAATAAAGATTATACTCAACCATCAGTTCATAATCCATTAATGAATATATTATTACCAGAAATAGGTGATAATCCTAATAGAAAACCTGCGGGTCAATCCTACAATAAAACTGTAGAAAGAAATATTAATAATAAATGTAAAAATAATAATTTAAATAATAGTAATACCATACTAAGTTGCAATGAAGTGGATGGCAATAATGAAGTATTAAATGATAATGATGATGAAATAAATGTAAATAATGAAATAAAGAATGATGATACTATAAAAAATAAATGTTATAAAGATTTAGGAGAGGCGATGAATTTTGATAATTCCATGAGACAATTTCATACAACTGCAAATACCACAATACCCAATGATCAAGAAGCATTTGCGAAAAGTTTATATGGAAATATGCCTTCTTGTAAAGGAGGAGATTTAACTGCATGCCGTCTGCCTGATAATAAAACACGCGGAGGTCCAGGTAGTAGTTAAATTACAATAAACTAAAACTAAAAATGATAATAAAATAATATTAATAAAATAATATTAATAAAATAATATTAATAAAATAATATTAATAAAATAATATTAATAAAATAATATTAATAAAATAATATTAATAAAATAATATATACATTATTATATAAATATGGATTCCATACATGATTTTCAATTTCATAATATGACAAGTTTAGGTGATGACAAAAATGATCTTAGTCAAAAAACAGTTCAAAATTCTCATGCATCCACCTATATGTTAACCAATTATAAAACTGAATGCCCGATGAATAGTGCAATTGATTTTGCAACCCAAAATAAATTAAATTATGAAGGTAGTCACCAAGTTGGTATTAATGGATGCAATGTGGAAGAAAGCAATAAGCTTTTAAGAAGCACAATAACCAATCCTGGTTGTCGTTATAATTTAGAACCTCGTCCATATACTACCGTTCCTTATTTAGGAAAAGGAATTAGAAACCCTGTATTAAGTTCTCAATTACAGCAAGGAGAATATAGTATAAATCGTAAAAGCACAAATCTAATTAATGAGATGGATTTAATTGACTATAGACAAATACCTATGATTCCTTCTTTAAAAGCTACAATAAACAATCCTGCAAATTTAGTCGAAGGTGTTGCAGCCGAAGGATGGGTTCGTGGAGGTGTTCCGTCACGTTTATTAAAGATGGGTAAGGATTATGATTAAACAAATAAATATAAACAAATAAATATAAACAAATAAATATAAACAAATAAATATAAACAAATAAATATAAACAAATAAATATAAACAAATAAATATAAACAAATAAATTATTAATATTTAAATAATAATGTATTATTATTATTTAATACCCGATATGTATCAATACGACTTTATTTGCACATATAAATTAATAGATGAAGAATATGCAAATGATTTATATATGGCCCAATTATTACAAGTTTTTGATATTAGTAGCTGGGATGATGATATTGTAAATAATACTATCATGGATATATTTAATAAATTTCAATACAATATTAATTTTAAAAAAATTATAGATAAAGCATTATTATCATCCGATTTTAATGAATTATATGATATTATTTGCACATTAGATAATAATAATAATAATAAGAAAGAAGAAAATAAAGAACGAATCTTTTTTTCATTTTTATTTAATTATAATTTTTTTGATTTATTACATAAATGTATTTGTGAATTATTTATAAAGAATGATATATCTAATACTACACTGGATACTATTCTGATTAAATTATAATAAATTATAAATAATAAATTATAAATAATAAATAATAAATTATAAATTATAAATTATTATAAATTATAAATTATAAATAATAAATTATAAATAATAATAAATTATAAATAATAATAAATTATAATATATTAGTATAAGTAATAAATATCACGATGGCATCAACAAGAAATAGTAATACAGCAGGTGATTACAAATTACAACAAAATAGTAATACTTTAGCTAAAAATTATAGTTCTTATTTAAACTCTCAGTATGGAGCAGCCTTTGTTCCTGCTATGCCATGTGCAGGAGTAATTCCGAGTCATATGCCTCGAGATACATTATCAACCAATTCAATTGAAATCGAATCTTCTTTATTTGGCATAAACTCGACTAATTTAGTTAATCCTCAGCCACCCGTTAAAGAAAAATTAAAAACAATTCCATATGTTTCTTATTTCGATCGGTTACCTGTATTCATGCCAGCACCATTAGCAGTTGATAAAAAACAACGCCCATTCCCAATTGGTTAATAAAATACAAATACAAATACAAATATATAATAAAAAATCAATACAAACATAAACATAAAATAAAAAATAATATTAATATAATAAAAAATAATATTAATATAATATTTATATATAAATGGCCTTTACGCGATTTCATGATGATCCTTATAGAATACATAGCCAGTTGCAACAATCTACAGGATCGGGTAGATATAACATAAATGTTCCTGGGAATGGAGACAAACCTTATTACACTGAAGACCCTTTTATACGAATGCAAAAATGGGGTGGTAATTTAATGACCAATACTATAAATTTAGAAAGTGACTTACTTGGATTAACGCGAAAAAATAACAATGATAATACTAAAACAAATGAGTATAAATCACATTCGGTTAAGGCTAATAATGTAGAATACCCAACCCTTAATCCGACGACCGATCAATCAAGAACCACTCATCCTGCGTGGATTTATAGAGATTTAGAACAATTTAGATTAGATTATTTACCACTCAACCCTCAAGAAAATGTATGTATGTCTTTTGATAACAATATCAGTACACGACTTGTTGAAAAAAATAATTTTGTAGGTAAAGCACCTTCTTTGAAAAATATGAATTTTTAAAATATAATTGAATTTTTAAAATATAATTAAATATAATTATGATATTAATAATATGATATTAATATAATAATATATCATTTTATATATAATATAATAATGGCAGAATTAGCAATACCAATTATTGCATTAGGAAGTATGTATGTATTATCCAATCAAAATAAAAATAAAAATAAAAATAAAAATAAAACTGGAACTGAACCTGAAAATGAAAACGAAAACTGTGATAGTGATTCAAATTTAACCGAAGGATTTATAAATAGACGACACCCCAATCCTCTTCATCCGATAAATTATCCGGTCGAAAATAATAATTTGGATGATAATATTAATAGATATGATAATCCTAATCAACATACAGATAAATATTTTATGTCGCAAGGAGGTCATAGCAAAAACAATTCCACTATTTGTTCCGCTATAAGCAGCGATAATAATCAAAATTACTCTCTTATGGGTAATAATACAGTTATAGACGATTTAAAGCATAACAATATGGTTCCTTTCTTTGGTGGTTCTATTAAGGGGTTAACGTATAAAGAAAATGATCAATCATCGGAACTTGTTTTAGATAGACATCAGGGATCGGGATCGCAAATGAAAGCTAAAACCGAACAAGCACCTTTATTTAACCCGAATACTGAATTGCATAACGTATATGGTATGCCGAATAATACAAGTACGTTACAAGAACGCTATACACCTGGCACCTTAATGACGAACCAATTACCCTTTGAGCAAGTTAGTGTAGCACGTGGATTAAATCAGGGTTATGCGTGTGAAGGTAGTGGCGGATTTAATACAAGTTTAGAAGCTCGGGAAACTTATATGCCGCAAACAGTAGATGAAATGCGTGTAGATAGTAATCCTAAATTATCACATACGTTATGTGGTCACGAAGGTCCTGGCAATTCCGCAATAAAAGATATTTCTACTAAGAAATCAATTGGACAGGTTGAAAAATATAGACCGGATACTTATTATAATTCGGGACCTGAAAAATGGTTTACAACTACTGGAGCAGAGAAAGGAGAGATGTTACGACCTGAACAAATTATGCCTGAGGTTAATAGAACAACGACATCCACCGAATATTATGGTAGCGGTAATAATTTAGAATATAAAAAGAAACCATATGTAAAATCCGAATACGAAGAATCAAAGAAACAAATGTTGGGAGAATATCAATTTACGCCTGCTTATGCGGCGGAACAATACAATGCAACTGATTCTGATTATGGTTCAAAAAGTTATAATATGCTTCAAAACAACCGGACAACTACAAAAAAACAGTCAGAATATGGAGTTGTTAGTGGTATAGTTAATGCGATTGTAACGCCTGTTTTGGATGTGCTTCGTCCGTCCCGAAAAGAAAACGTGATTGGAAACATTCGTCTTCTTGGAAATGCAACAACAGATGTTCCAAATAATATTGTAACAAATCCTGCTGATAGAGCAAGAACGACGATAAGAGAGATGACGGGATATAAATTAGATAATAATCATTTAAATGTAGAGCGCCAAAAAGATCCAGGACACGTTGTTACTAATTTTCTACCAGTAGAGGTTCAACGTGACACAACGTCAACGGCATATGCTGGCGTAGCTGGACCTGCGGTTGCAGCGAATATTCCAACCTATGATAATGCATATAATATGCAACAAAACAATACAGCAAGAGAATATGAGAATCGCCCGAATCATGGAGGAACACAAATATTTAATTCCCGAGATAATATTAGTATAAAACGAAACGACGAAGACCGTGTTACGCATTCTTCCTCCATGCGTATTAGTGGTCCTACCGCTTTACCCACGGTCCAAACTCAAGGAATGGGTAAAAATACTCAACAATATAATGAAAAGAAAATAGGAATAGATAGAATTAATCCTGATATTTTAGATGCCTACAAAAAGAATCCTTATACGCAAAGTCTTAGCAGTAATTAATAAGACATGTTGACATAGTATAATTAATTATATATAATTAATTATAATATATTAAATATAATTAAATATTACTATTATTACTATTATTACTCTTATTACTCTTATTTGTTAATATGCCGCACTTAGTAAAGGGACATTTAAGATTTACTGAAGAAGATTTTATGTATAATGATTTATATAATAATATGAATTTAAAAAATAATCAAAATCAGGAAAAGGTTAAAAATAAAGAATTAAATGTTATAATTAAAAATTATAAGAAGAATGTAATAAAAATGATGAATTTATTACAAAACCATGACCAAAACAAGGACCAGGACCAAAACCAGGACGAGGTTATGTTGTTAAAAGAACAATTTAAAAAAACATTAATTACATTTACTTATTTGGCGGCCAAAAAAAATATTTCATTAAATGAGTTGTTAGTAGAATAAATAATTAGGATAATTATTAATATTTAAATATATGATATATAATAATATTAATAATACATTGATTTATATTAAACTATAAATAATATGATTTCGTTAGTTAATGGTAATGGTAATAATAAACCCAAAGAATCATATTATATAAATGATATACATACGAACGTTAATAAAAACCTATCTTTTTTTTTAGAAAATAATAATGTTCCACATATATTATTTTATGGCGAGAGTGGTTGTGGAAAACGAACGGTTGTAAATCGGTTTATTAATACAATTTATAACAATGATCCCGAATTAATTAAAAATTATGTCATGTATATTAATTGTGCACATGGTAAAGGTATTAAATTTATTAGAGATGAATTAAAATTGTTTGCAAAGTCTCATATTAATATAGAAAATGAAAACAGTATAAATAAATTTAAATCTATTATTTTGTCCAACGCAGATAAATTAACAATAGATGCACAATCAGCACTCAGAAGATGTATAGAAATATTTAGTAATACTACACGTTTTTTTATTATTGTTGAAAATAAGGACAAATTATTAAAACCAATTATATCCAGATTATGTCTAATTTATATTCCATGTGTAGAAATAAATAACACTAAAATAAATAACACTAAAATAAATAACACTAAAATAAATAACACTAAAATAAATTTGTATAAATATGGGGTCGAAAAAACATATAATTTGTCATCTTATACCGAAAAAAGAAATAATTCTTTAAAAAAAGAAATTAGTAAATATAAAACAGAAATTAATGATATTGTCCAAGATAAGAAATTGCTCCATTTATTAGATTGTTCAGTCCGATTATATGAAAAAGGATATTCGGCAATTGATATTATAAACTATATTGAAAATAATAATATTTTTTTTACTAAATCCCATGAGGATGAAATTTACAAGTATAAATTATTAATCACCTTTAATAAAATGAAAAAAGAAATTAGGAACGAAAAAATAATGATTTTTTTTATATTAAAATTTATATTTTTACGTTCTATGATTGATTTAGAAAATATATTAATTATGTAAATGGACGATTATTCTATTAACAGTTTAACCGATTCAAAAAATGAATGGTGCTCGCGATTAGTTGCTATAATAACCCCTCATATTATACAGGGTATTAAATCAATTTTTAACGAAGCGTGGAAATTGTGTGAGGAAAATGTTCAGAAAGATAAATATTTAATGACTTTTCAAACATTTCTTACCCGTATTCCGCAATGGAATGAAACCATAATAACAAAAGAAAAACTTCGTATATGTGAAAAATCAAGTTGCTCGTATTTAGAAGAACTTATTTCGTGTGTGCATATTATTCATCTGAAAGCGCTTACCTGTGTACGTGTTTGCCATAAACAAAAAAAAATAGATATTAATATTCCTACCTTAAACAATTTTATTCATAAAATATATATTAACGTTGCTCGTAAAATATACACAAATATATATTTATTCGAAAAGAATATTGCGCCGTTAGAAATACAAAAAAGAAATAGAGAATTGGAATGTATTATTAAAGAATGTATTTTAGATACGATAAGAGATAGTATCCCGGTTGAGATGATTTTACGTTCTTATATTGATGAAACAAATGATACTGAAACAGAAGTGAGTGAAACCGTAGAAGAAATTATCGAGGAAACTCCTTTACCAGCGGATGATGAAACTAATATTACTATGCATATAAATGAAAATAATGCGGATACAATTAATTCAAATGCACCTGCAGCTGCAATCACAAAACCAGTTATATATGATGATGATAATGACGAGGAGTCTGATATGAACACCGGCGATAATAATGAGAATGATATTAAATCAATTAATAATCAACACCAGGATTTAATAATTAAAAAAGATGGACATGATGCTACTACAAATGATGCTACTATAAATGATGCTACTACAAATGATGCTACTACAAATGATGCTACTACAAATGATGCTACTACAAATGATGCTACTACAAATGATAAATTAAATTATGGGTCAAATATTACATTTTCGGATATAGATATGTCTATGGATACCAAAGGTAAAGAAAACCAAACTATTGCTCCCAAATCAATAGAACGATTAGAAGAATTATCAAATGAAAAAACAATTCAAGCTAAATTACAAAACATAAATGAAGATGATAGTGATAATGAAGAGAGTGACTCTTTGACAATAGGAGATAATATTGATTTAGATATTAACGATATAAATGATATTGATGTTCGCTCAAGCAAACCATTTAAATTAAAAGAGGAAAATATTATTATTGATGATATTGAATTTGTGACGCCTTAAATTTATTGAGCCTTAAATTTATTGAGCCTTAAATTTAGGAAAATACTATTATTTGCGTTTATTTAATGGTTGAATAGTAGTTGTATATTTTAATGGATAATTTATTTATTGTTGCATCTATTGGATCTGTTATTTTTCTTTTATTAAAATTTGCAGAAATGCGGATAATAATTAAAAAAAACAAACCGTTAAAAGAGTTAGTAAAAGATACTGTTATTGTTTTTTTTAGTATTATTATTGGTATTTATGTATTACAACAATTAACTACAAACGAATTAAGTTCTGCGACAAATGTTTTTGTGGATAATCCAGATTTTTAAATGAACTTATAATTTTAACATATTAATAATATTTGAATATATAAAATATTATTAATTTAATATATATATAACAATAGATGAACAACATTAATTTAAATTCAGGATCATATGATTCATATGATTATTTAAATAGATTAAAAATTAATCCATATATTATTGGGATAGTTGTTATTATCATTATAGTATATTATCTTGTATTTTCTTCTTTAGGAAATAATGGAACACCCTCTTTATCTTCTTCTTCAACCTCATCTAATGCTGGACTTGCTATTTTAGAAACAATATTATGGGGTGTTTTTATTATATTATTATTATTGAATGGCATGTCTTATATTTTTAATATAAATATTATTGCAAATTTAAAAAATGTATTTTTAGGGACACCTGAATTAAATGTATTAATAGATGATCCTGTTGTTCCTGAAATTACCCGAGCCAAACAAGTATTTCATATACCTGAAAACATATATACTTATGACGATTCAAAAGCAATATGTGCAGCTTATGGTGGCGAGTTAGCATCTTATACTGAAATTGAAAAAGCGCATAAAAATAAGGCGGATTGGTGTAGCTATGGTTGGTCAGAAGGGCAAATGGCTTTATACCCTACCCAATATGATAAATGGGAAAAATTACAGTCAATTGAAAATCATGAACATGATTGTGGCCGACCTGGAATAAATGGAGGTTATATAAAAAACCCTGAACTTAAATTTGGTATAAATTGTTATGGGTATAAACCAAAAATAACTGAAGATGAAGTATTGCGTATGAAAATAGATCCTTTGTATCCGAAAACTCAAAAAGAAATTATGTTTGATCAAAAGGTGGACTACTGGAAAACGCAATTAAATAACATTATTATATCACCATTTAATCATAAAAATTGGAGTATTATTTAAACCATTGGACATTAAAAAAAAACAAATCAAATATTTAATGTAATATTTAATGTAATATTTAATGTAATATTTATAATCTAAACTAATTTTATTATATAATGAAACCAAGCGACCAAAAATTATATAATAAAACCAAGAAAAAGTTGTATAAAAAAATACCAAAGCATAGTGCTTATAGAAGTGGATTATTGGTAAAAAAATATAAAAAGAATTTTACAAAAAAATACGGTAAAACGAAACAACCATATATTGGTAAGAAAAATAAAAAAACAGGATTATCAAGATGGTTTAATGAAGAATGGAAAAATCAACGAGGAGAGATTGGATATAAATACAAAAATGACGTATATCGCCCAACAAAAAGAATTACAAAAAAAACACCGATAACGTTTGACGAGTTGTCCAAAAAAAGAATTAAAAAAGCAAGAACACGTAAATACCGTAAAGGACGTGTGAATAAATTTTAAGAGGATTACCGTAACATATACCCATTTAATTATTTATGACCGAGGTGTATAAGATTATAAAGATAAATTTATATAATCTTATATTAATGACTAAAACTATAAAAACACGAAGATATGCAAAAAATATATATTTAGGAAATAAAAAAACGAAGAAACATAATAAAAGAACGAAGAAACATAATAAAAAAACGAAGAAACATAAGAAATATAATTATGATTTTTCAAAAATCCATCCAGCAAGTATAATTCTATGATTATTATAGATGATTATTATTAAGTAATATAAATATATAAATACATATATAAGTATTATTAAAAAAAAATAAAAACATGAAATATATAAAAAATACACAAACAATATATGGTGATATCATTCCACCAAATGATACCAAAATTATAGAAAGTATAGATAATATAAATAAAGATGATATATCTTCTATCATATCAAACGAAGAAAAATTATGTATTATTTGTATTCAAGGCACATTCATACATATTAACAATAATAATAATAATAATAATAATAATAACAATAATAACAATAATAACAATAATGCAATTGAATATGTTAAATCTATTAACACAGTAGAATATATAAGTAAAAGCTGTGATTGTAATTTTAATATTCATGATAGTTGTTTTTGTGATTGGTTAAAAGAAAAATTAGAATGTCCCATTTGTCATAATTCAATTATAATTCATGATAAAAATGATAAAAACAATAAAAATAATAAAATAAAATTAATTAATGAAGGTAATGAGGGGATTGAGGATAATGAGGATAGAAATGATATGTATATAAATATTAATCTAAATGAAAATGAAGAATTATTAAATAGGTTAAATCAAAATAATGATCGGAGTATAGTTAGTAAATACCTTAGAATTATTATTTGTATTATAATATTTACTTATATAATGATATTAATAAAATATTATTATTTTTAAATTATCAATTATTATAATATAATAGATTATATAATATAATATAATATAATATATAATCTATTATGAAAAATATAGATAAACGAATATTACTATTTCTTGGTGCCTGTATTCCTGCAAGGATTATGATAGCTCTACTGGCAAAAAATATACCAACTAAGTATTTACAATATTTAGGGTATGTTACTTTAATTATTTCTTTTAATTTTTTATACTTGTATACAATGAATAAAAGACTAACAGGATCAGAAACTTTTGGATCACCTATATGGTGGGCCAAATTTAGAATTATTCATGGTTTGCTCTATTTACTATTTTCAATATATGCTATTAAACAAAATACAAATGCTTATTTAATCATTTTCATTGATACCTTTATTGGGTTATTATTATTTATTAATAATCATTACAAGTATCTGTTTAATATATAAGTAATTTATTCTTCGTAATTTAATCTTCGTAATTTATTCTTCGTAATTTCTCCTTGTTTTTTTCCCCTTCTTTTCTTTATTTTCCTTTTTCCCCTTATTTTTTTTAGTTAATTTTTTATTTTTCTTACTTGTTGTATTTGATAATTGTAATAATTTATTATATAAATCATCCGAAATAACCTCGCTATTGTTATAATGTGTATCATCCTTTTGTTTGGTCATATTACCATCCTCATTCATTTCGGATAAAAAAAATGAATTTAAATACAGAGAAGCAGGAATTGCTCTATCTTTATAAATATCACTTACTTTATTCAACGTTGGATTAATATTTGACATACCACTTATGGTGTTATTTTTATTATCCTTTTTATTAAGTAGGGTAATTATAAATTCGGCTGAATATCCATTTCCCGATTTAATTAGTTCATTTGAATTAAATACATTTTCATAATTCATCATACTATTTATCTAAATAATATTATTTTATTATTATTATTATAATATAATATTATTCTATTTATTTTTTATCATAAAATCTTTTAATATCCGGAATATTTTTATATTGTCTTGATTCTTTAATATAATTCATTATATATTTAATTTGCTCTTCATTTTTAATACATTTGGTTAAACAATCCTCAATATATTTAAAAGTAATGGGATTGGTTTGTTTAGTATTCGTAAATTTTAATTTACCATCTGCAATACGAATAATAGAATTAGATAGATTATTTGTTTCGGCATAGTTTAATATTTTTTGTTCAGTATTATTTCTTTCATCGCGTATAATTTTTATTTTTTCATTTAATTGTTTTATTTGATTATCAAGTGAAACCCAATTTTTTATTTTTTCTTCAAAACTCATATTAATTATTCTGTATTTTATACTTATAACTTTTATACTTATAACTTTTAATATTATAAAATAGAAATTTAATTTAAATTTTTAAATTTAAATTAAATTAAATTAAAACACATATTTTTTTTTAATTTAATTTTTATTATTATCTTATTATTTAATAGCAGTTACTTACTCCATTTTGCAATACAGCATGCTTATTTAGTTTCTTTTATTTGAGCGGGATCGGCGTGATCGGCGGGATCGGCGGCGGGATTTACGTTTAGTAGATCCGAAAGGAACAACTTCTTTAACAGCAGAAACACCACGCTTAAATTTACGCGTAAGACCGACTTTTTTCACATTTTTATTAAAATACGATTGAAGGCCTAAAAGAGTAAGCGGAACAGCAGCTTTATTTAAAAAGCTGCCTCCCTTATATTTTTTTGTGCGCATTTTTCTGGATTTGTTAGATTTTTTGGATGGACGTAACTTCTTAAAGGAAAACATGTTATATTATATTAAAAGAAAATATATTTAATTTAATGAGATTAATTTAATGAGATTAATTTAATGAGATTAATTTAATGAGGTTATTTTAATGAGATTAATTTAATGAGGTTATTTTAGTAAATAATTGTTTGTTTCTTATTAATAAAACAAATATACCTAAATGTAATAAAAAACTAATTATAACAAATAGTAAGGATAAATATAAATATGGGTAAATATTTACTAAAATCATATCAATTAAGGGTGATGCTACATTCTTTAATTCATAATTAAAATCATCTCTTTTTAAAACACTTATGCATTCTTGGATAATTGATTCTTTTAACATTATTAACGGATTATATATATATTATTACTTATATGATATATATAATATATTGATATAATGCCTATGATATATTATATTATATATTAAAATAAAAGATTTTTTTTGCGTGTTAAACTCATCTTATTTTTCTTTATTTTGTTTAATGGAAATTATTAAAACAACAGACGATTCTTTTAATTCAAAAATACTTAATTTAGAAACACCTCAACCTACACAAGGTGGGGCTTTTTTTACTAAATTTAGTATAGGAGAACAATCAAAACCTTTTTATGTACAATTTCCAAAATGCCTTACGAAACAAGGAATAGTTACTACTAAACGTGGAAAATATTGTGATTTATTATACGAACGTAGTGAACAACATGAAAGTTTTATAAAATGGGTTGAAGGTTTAGAAACAATATGCAAAGATAAAATTAATGAAAAAAAAGAATTATGGTTTAGTGGCGATTATACAAAAGATGATATTGATTACATGATGGCACCTGTAACCCGTATATATAAATCCGGAAAATATGTATTAATACGAGTTTTTTTAAATATAAATAAACATACAACCGAAACGAAATGTTTAGCATATAATGAAAATGAAGTTAATATAGATTTATCAACAATAGATACTGAAACTTATATTATACCCTTATTGTTGATTGATGGTATAAAATTTTCTTCTAAAAATTTTGAATTAGATATTAAATTAACACAGATTATGGTTTTAGATAAACCCTTAAATGTAAATTCTGTATGCTTAATTAAAAAAAATGCACAATCATCATCATCATCCACATCAACCACATCAACATTTCCTTTATTAAATAATACAAAAAAAGAAATAGAAATAGAAACGGTGTATAATAGCAAAGATATTAATAGCAAAGATATTAATAGCAAAGATATTCAGAAAAATCCATCAACGAATAATACAATTCATGATTATTTAGAAGAAAATGAAGTTGCTGAAAATGAAGAAATTGAAAAGGAAGAAATTAAAAAGGAAGTTGCTGAAAAGGAAGTTGCTGAAAAGGAAGTTGCTGAAAAGGAAGTTGATGAAAAGGAAGTTGCTGAAAAGGAAGTTAAGGAAGAAGTTAAGGAAGAAGTTAAGGAAGTTATTGTTGGAAAAAAAGGAAAAGAAAATTTAGATTCGGAAATAGAAGAAATAATTATAGATTATACTGTTTTAGATGATAAAAATAATAATGGAAATGATTTAATTATATTAAAAAAACCAAATGAAGTTTATTATACTATTTATAAAAAAGCAAGAGCTAAAGCTAAACTAATTAAACATCAAGCAATTAGGGCAAAATTAGAAGCAAATGAAATAAAAAATAAATATATGTTGGACAATATCGATGAATCTTCTTCTTCAGATGACGATGAAATTTAAATTTTAATTTTATTTATTTTTATTCATTTTAATTATTTTAATTAAAATATTTTAATAAAAATATTTTATCTACAGTTTAATATAATGAGTCTATTGAAAAACGTTCAAAAAAGTATTAAATCTCATCATATTTTAGCCATAGTCGGCCTTGCCGTTGCTATTTATGCCGTTTACCGTTATAATACCCAAAAGTCCACCAAATCCGAAGGGCTATTATCAGGTGCTCTTGTCAGTTCTGAACCTGATAATCTTAGAACTCGTAAGATTCAAACTGGCATTAGCGAGGATTATGCCCCTGTAAATAAACAACCCAAGAAGGTTAAGACAACCCCCATGGCTCCCATTACATCCGATAGCATTAAAGGAAAAACAATAACTAACCCTGCCGATTTACTCCCCGTTGATGATAATAATGAATGGGCTAAATTAAATCCTACCAGTCAGCAAGATTCAACTAACCAAAATATGTTATCGGGTGGATATCATATTGGTAAAGATGCTGGACTCACACGTAATGCAAACCGCCAATTACGTTCCGAACCGGCTAATCCAAAAACAGCCGTTGGACCGTGGATGAACACCACAATTGAACCCGACATATACCGTTTACCGCTTGATGGTTGCGCTATTTAAATAATTAAATAATAACGATACTTGCTTAAATAAATATTATATTCATTTTATTTTATTTTGCTATTTAGATGATAAAGTCATATAGTTACTATTTTGATATTTTATATTTTATATTATAAATATATAGGAATATCAAAATAAATAAATTTCCAAAAAAAAAAATAATAGAAATAATGCAAATAAATAAATTTGGATGTGTTTTAATCTTATTTGTTAGTTACATTTGTTTTAAATTAATGCAAGAATCAGATATTTTTAACTTAAAATGTATTAATTCTGATATTGATGGAAAAAAATATTGTGTACGTGAAAGAGATAATATATCCCAAGCAGCAGATCGTCTTGCAACCATAAATGTTAAAATGCAAAAATTAGTAGAATATTGTATTGAGAAATATCCTAATAAAAGTAACATAATACGATTATCAAAGGGATATAATCCAAAAAAAATATATGAAACATTACCTACAAGCAAGCATACGGCATATAGTGAGAACAAAGGAGAGAAATTGGCGTTTTGTTTAAATGATGAAAAAAATAATAATAATAAATTAGTTAATCCAAATACGTTAATGTTTGTAGCAATCCACGAATTAGCTCATGTAGCTACATTAAGTATTGGACATAAAGATGAATTTTGGAAAAATTTTAAATTTTTATTAGAAGAAGCCGAAAAAATTGGTATTTATGAACAGATTGATTATAAAAAAAATCCTGTAAATTATTGTGGTTCAAAAATTGCAGATAATCCTTATTATGATTATTAAATGAAATGATTCTTAAATGAAATGATTCTTAAATGAAATGATTCTTAAATGAAATGATTCTTAAATGAAATGATTCTTAAATGAAATTTAATAATCATTATAAAAGATATAAAAATAAATTTTGATATATTATTAAAGTAATGGATAATAGTGAGCAAATGGATAATAGTGAGCAAATGGATAATAGTGAGCAAATGGATAATAGTGAGCAAATGGATAATAGTGAGCAAATGGATAATAGTGAGCAAATGGATAGAGTTGAACAAATGAAAGAAGTACAACTGAATGCACTTGAACTTTTTAAGAAGAAAAATATTGATTATGGAGATGCATTTGCAAAATTTGGTGTTATTGGCGTATTAATGCGCATTGAAGATAAAATCCAACGTTCATTGTCTATTACCAAAAATGGTGTAAATTTAATAAACGACGAAGGAATACACGACACCTTAATAGATTTACACAATTATGCGGCAATGGCGCTAATGTTATTAAATGAAAATAAAGATAATGGTTTAATTACTTAATTATATCAGAATTATATCAGAATTATATAAAATAGAACGAAATATTTTAAATTCCACGCATATATCATCATCCGTAATTACTGCATCATTATTTATTAATTTCCATTCTTTGTCAGGTAATTTTTCAAAAAAAGTATCACATTCATAATCTTTATTAATATAGGTAACATAACAATCAGTAATTACTTTTTTTTCCAAAAATTGTTTATATATGGACGAGCCACCAATAATCCATATTGTATCATATTGTATTGCATTTGTAATACAATAATGTATTATATCGTCAATGGTATTAAACGATTTAATACAATACTTATCATTAAATTGTGTATCTATTTTTAAGGTAGAAGAAAGAATCAAATTATCTCTCTTGGGTAAGGGTGCGTGTTTTTTAGGTAATGATTTCCACGTATTATGTCCCATAATGACTGCATTTTTTATAAAAGTATTATTATGATTAGGATTATCATGAGATAATTGTTTTAATTTAGTAGTTTTTTTATAAAAATATTCCATATCCGTCTTTATTTTCCATGGTAAATTTCCATTTTTTCCTATTCCATAATTATTGCACACAGCAACAATTAAATTAAATTTCACATTAGTATCATTCATTATAGTATTATATAAAGTATACTTTTAATTAATATATTAGTATTATAATTAATATATTAGTATTATAATTAATATATTAGTATTATAATAATAGATATATAATAATATATTATTAAAAGTATATTAATTAATGTCATCGTCATTTTATAAATTAAAACATCTTGTTGGTGAAACCATAAAACACATATATGTTTTTGTAGGTGATACCAGAGAAAAATATACAAAAGAAGATATATTTACACCCGATGAATTAGAAGAAATAAAAGAACAAAAAACCGAAGTATCGTTTTTAGAAGAATTAATACATAAAGATGATACAATCGACATTATTAAAAAAAAAATTCTAATGCGTACAACCATCGCATCTTCGTATAGTGAGTTATTTTTATTTGCAAGAGATAAACAACCGATTAATTCTATTCATTTATATCAAACCCTTACCCAAAATGATAAATTAGAATTAACTAAAAAACGAATAACTTATTATTTTTTAAACATTATTAACCATTATCCTGAGTTAATAAAACAATTAAAAAAAATTAACAAAGATAAGAATGATAAAATTTATACCTATGAAGATATTAACTCATTTGGATTAGATGAACAGAGTGAGCTATTAATGTATAAACCAATTGGACAAAAATTTATATCAATTCAACAATCGTATCCTTATACGATTAATCCTTACATGGTTTCTTCATATGACGAATTTTTAGAAAAATATGCGGATGAAATTACCTCTACGACAAATAAAAATATATTAATGATTGAAGGCAACATATATAATAATGAAATTTATGTTTGTGATGCAGATAATGTATTAAACAATGCTATAAAAAAAAATATTTCTGAAGAAAGCACAATAAAGATTTATTTTCCTTATTTATACGAAAAAAAAATTAAAACATTAGATCAATTCATTCAAAGGAGAGAAGAATTAAAAATAGAAACTGAACAAATATTAAATGACGATGCTTTAAACAATACTATAAATAATATTAATCTTTTTTACAGCGTTTATAATGAACGCGAAAATAAAAAAGATATGCCATTTATTGAATCAGGTATTAAAGAAATTGAATTTGTCATTCACCCTGAATATACATTTTATTTACCCTTGGATATTATATTTAAATCCTTATTACACGCATCAAAAAATGTTCCTTTTATAAAATATAATTTGGGTAAAGGACAAGAAAAAATGATTAGAATTTATTCGGATAAAAAAACAGTTGACGGAAGAAAAATACCTTATTTAAATAAAGCTGATATATTTAAATTAATAAGAAATATTGGAAATCATGCAGGAATATTTGTATATATAGAATCCTTTATAGAAGAACAAAAATATACTTTTATTTGTGAGTTTGCAAATAATGGAGGAATTATAATTAAATCCGTATTTACAAATGCAATTAATATAGAAAAATTAAATGGTATTATCACCACTTCGGTGAATGATACTATAAATGTAGTAAAAGACTATATATCCCAAAATGGGTATAATATTAATAATTTTAAAGACATTTATCAGGCAAATATAGAAATTATAAATATTAATTATGTAATGAATATTCCAATTGATATATCGTTGAAATTAGAAAAAATAGGTTCTTGTATATCAAGTGTGTTTAATGTCATTGAATCCAACATTAATAAGGGCATCATCATGCGTTTTAAAAGAGTTTCAAATTATAATGATATGAATAGTCAAGATGCATTTATAGTTGATAAAATCAATTTGAATTACAGTGAAAAGGATATTATACAAGATTTTTCAAATAATTTTAATGTTTCATTAGATGATGCGACTATTAAATATGCCGAATTTATAACATCTATGCAAACAGTGCAAAATACATTTAATAGTAAAAAAATAGAAATCAAAAATAATCCTGGCTTTTCAACAACGATTACAAAAGAACAAACTACAAATATACATCTTATTACAGTAAATGGTATTAATAATATTTATTATTTAACTACAATACCAATTTATATTGATTCATTAATAAGAATTATAAAATCCCCTTTAAAAACAAATATCCCTATAGATTTAATTAATAAATTATGTGTGAAGCAAAGCAAAAAACAACAACAAGCGGATGCTAAAGAAAATGATGATGAAATGGTAATTCCTGAAATTATAGCTACAACTGAATTGCCATTTTCTGATAATAAACAAATGAATATTGTTAATGAAGAACTTGTCTATGATGATGTGCCAGAGTTAGATGATGGCGGTGATGATACGTTACTTTCTATGATGTTAGGGTTTGGTAATGATAGTGACGACAATGGTGACAACGATGGTGACAACGATGGCGACAATGATGGCGACACACAATATTCCTCAATTGTTATTGGTGGTTCGGATAAAAAAGGGTTAGTTAAACAAATGAATTTGGATGGGGATAACGATGATGGAGAGAAAAAGGTTAAAATAAAAGGTGTTTATTTTAATAAATTTAAACAAAAATGGTGTGCACAATTTTTATATAAAAAAAAATTAATATTTGTAGGATGTTATAATACACAAAAAGAAGCAGGTGACGCCTATGAACAAAAAATATCATCTATGCTTTCCGTTGTTGATGTGGATGCGGCTGATGCTGATGCTGATGCGGATGCGGCTGACGCGGATGCGGCTGACGCGGATGATGCGGATGCAGGTGATGAAGATGAGCTTGAAATAAAAGAAAATATTGTTGGGCAAAGTTTAAATAACCCGAATCCTATATTAAAAAAATTAAAAAAATATGAACCAAGTTTATTTTTAACCGAAAATGAAGGTAAGTTTAATTCATACTCACGTACATGTGTTTGGAGTCCAAATGTAAGAAGACAGCCAATTTTATTAACAAATAAAGAAAAAGAATATATAGATAAAAATCATTCTGAATCTTACGACAGAGCAATTCAATATGGCACAAATCCAAATAAAAAATATTGGTATATATGTCCAAGGTATTGGAGTTTAAAAGATAATATAAGCTTAACTGAAGCTGAGGTAAAATCAGGGAAATATGGAGATGTTATACCATTGACTAATAAAACAATACCCCCTGGTGGCGCAATTATTGATTATGGCGAGGGCGTTGACAATAAAGATTTTAAAGAACAAAATCCTGGTTTTAGTGACCCATCAAAACATCCTAACAATAAATGTATTCCTTGTTGTTTTTCAAAAAAGGAATCTCCTAAACAAAAAATTTTAAGAAATAAATGTATGTCACCTCAATCATCAACTGATATTACTCCTTCAACAACGGTGGATGACTCGTTAAGTGTGATTAAAGATGAATATATTATGAATTCGGGTAAATTTCCACTGGAATCTACAAAATATGGATATTTGCCTCTTTCATTACAGCTATTTTTAGGGATTGATAATAAAAAATGCCAAGTGAATGAACTAAATACAAATCTTAAACCCGACTATCCGTGTATTTTACGCCATGGTGTTGAAAATAGTAAAAATCAATCATTTATTGCATCGATTGGTAATTTGTACGGACGGCATTTTAATAACAATAAACCGTTATCGATTGATGAGACCAAAAAAAAATTGATAAAAGCTTTAACTCTTGATATTTTCATGAATTTACAAAATGGGTCTTTGATTGATTTATTTTATAACAACGCTTCAAAACAGAATGACACGATGAGTGATGCTATGGGAGATATGGGAGATATGGGAGATATTAAAAATGAATATAAAAAATCGTTTTTATATAAAAATATTTATAAAAAAAATAAATTTGTAGTTGATGATAAAAAAAAACAATTATTTAATAAAATAGTATCAGCATATGAAAATTTTAAATTATTTTTAAATCCTGATAATAAAGACGAAGAAATAGATTATACATATTTATGGGATTTAATATGTAAACCTAACAAAGAATTATTTCCGAATGGTGTAAATATGGTTATACTTGATATGATTGATGATGATGTAAATGATAAAATACAAATTATTTGCCCGACGAACCACTATTCAGATGTTTTGTTTAATGAAGCGTTGGAAACTATCATTATTATTAAGAAAAAAAATTATTATGAACCATTATTTAGATATACTTTATATAAAACAATACGTGGTCCATTTAATATAGATGATATTGATTTAAAAGATTCATTAGAATTAATAAAAAATTCAATGAATAAAAAATGTGGCGTTTTTCCAAGTATCCCTCCAACTCTATATAAATTTAAAAAAAATATATCCTTACAGAACTTGATATCCTTATTAGAAGAAAATGATTATATTACCAATTCACATGTTATGAATTATGATGGTAAAATAATAGGTGTAATTGCCCAAGAAGCAAAAACAACCAAATCATTGATTGCAGGCTTTATACCCTGTTATCCATCAGGACCTTTATTAAGTTTTAATACTGACTATACCTGGATAAATGATACCAAATATTTAAATACTTATAAAGATACCATTAAATTTCTGAATAAAGTAAAGAAAGATAGTAATAATTTAATTTTGTGTAGTCCTTTATATAAAATCGTTCAAGAACTAATCCCGGGTAAACGTTATGTAATTGGCGTCGTTACCGAAACTAATCAATTTATTGATGTTAAAGCGCCCTATGAGGAAGAAGATATAGATGATCCAATAAAAACGATAGAGTCCATTAACTATTTTAAAGTAGATGCCGATGTTGTTTATAGCAAGGGTATGCTATCGGAATTAAATAATATTCATACATTTAAGTTAGAAGGAAAATTCTATAATGCTTTTAGAAATACAGTTCGTATTTTAATTAATAAATTCCAAAATAGAAATGTAAAAAAGGAAATCCAAACAATAATGAAATCATCATCTTCGTTATTATATTTAAATAAATTATCAGCAATTATTGAGTTATTACAAAAATTAATGAACGATGAAAACGCAGTTATGTTTAAAGAATATTCAAATAAAGAATTAAATGAATTATCTCATATTGGCACATGTTATAATTTAAATGAAAAAGAAAAATGCAGTTCAAATTTATTTTGTAAATACCAACCCACAAATGACAATAGTGGTGCTAACGATAGTGGTGCTAACGATAGTGGTGCTAACAATAACTGCAGATTAGTTATACCGTTAAAAAATCTTATTAATGGAAGTAATAATATCGAATTTTATTATGGAAAAATTGCAGATGAAATATTAAGATACAATCGTATTAAATCATTTATTTTTCAATCAAAAGCATTTATTACATTTAATGAGATAAATTACGATATACAAGAGGATGAACTTATTATTAATTCGTCGCTATTAACACAAGAATATTTTGAAAATATGATTCCTTCTAAAAATAGTCAATATATTTCAGGAAATACACGAGATATTGCTGTTCCTAATAGTTCACAAAATTATTCAAATGAAGTATCCTTTTCATAACCTATTAATTATAAATAATAACCCAAATAAAGTTCATTTCATTAGTTAGTTAGTTACGATTAAACCCTGGAGTGCCATAATAAACATTTGCATCTATTAATTTAATTCGGTTGTTATCCTCTTGTTTATTATTTAATTTTCGTTGATTCTTTTTAATATAATAATTATATGCAACATATAAAAATAGTATAAATATTATTGTTGTATAATTATTTGACCATTGTAATGCATACATTATTTATTATAAATAGTATGGATATTATAAATGTAATTATTAGTAAAAAGGTAAAAAGGTAAAAAGGTAAAAAGATAAAAAAGTAAAAAGGTAAAAAAGCAATTATTGGTAAATAATAAATATTATAATAAATATTATAATATATATTATAATAAAATGATGATACGTGATTTGATTCAAAACAATATACCCTTATACTCTATTTTATTATTTATAATTTTTTATGTAGGAATTTTGTCATTGAAACCTTCATTTCTATATAATAAAAATGGAAGTTTAAGAGATTTTGGCATAGGATTTAGTAAAAAAACAATTCTTCCAGTATGGCTTTTAGCCATTTTATTATCAATTATGGCCTATTTTTTTATATTTTATTATGCCAATTTCCGAAATGCTTAAAGTCTATATTATTTAAAATTTATTCTTGCATGGTATAGACCCGTTGCTTCTTAGTTGCATTATTTTGCGCAATTAATTTTTCATTTTCTAAATAATCATTGTGTCTTTTTTTCATTTCTTTTATATTTTGTGAACATCCGTTATTGATTAAATAATTATAACCAATTGATGTCACTAATACACCTGATAGCATATACCAAATATATTCAGAGACAATATCTTTTAAGCGGATAAAATTGTATAATTTTTGTTTTAAATCAGCATTATTTTTTACACCGCCGTTAAACATGGGCGACATATCTTCCCAAAATACATTAAAATTAGAAGGAGTAATTTCATTTAAAAGCAATGATTTATCAGAATAAATATGTTCTAAAGCTTCACTCATAGCGCCAATATTTTCATTTTTCATTTCCTCTTTCGTTAATTTAGGTTTAAAAATGGTGTTAAATAAATCACCAATACCAAACAGACGTGTAACACCATACCCAAAAGTATTTGAAAACGGAGATAACCACCCTGGAAAAATACCCAGCATTATTTTCAAAACCATAAAAACCAATAACCACGGCACAAGGGTTATGTATAAACAAATGGGTAATTGTTTCGTCCCGCAAATTGATTTTGTTAATGACATATTAACGATAAATTGAGTAATAATCAATATTAAGGAATAAATGCCAAAATAAATGGTATAGTTTGAGGGAGTTGTATTATATTTAAAAACAAAGTAAATACTTGTAATAATAACAAATACTCCAATGGATGAGGTTGGGGTTGGTGCAGAAGAGGAGGATGAAGGTGAAGACGATGATGGAGGTGTTACGGTATTAGAATTGTCATTTTGTGTATCGGTTGACGTTATATCATTGCTATTCATTATAGATAGTTACTTAATGTATATAGATATTTGTATATAGATATATGTATAATTTTATTTTTTAAAATAGTTGTATTTATTAATAAATAAATTATAATATATAAATTATAATAAATAAATTATAATAAATAATGAATTATACAAATAATTATACAAATGACCCTACATTAATAGAACCAGGTGTTAAATATTTTATAGGCGGGACGCTAAAAGAATGTTCTTCCTTTAAAAAAACATATGTAAATGTTATTTTTAATGTCGCAATGACAGCTTTATTTTTAACTATTGTTTCTGTATTTTTAATATATAAATATAAAGGAAAACTCACACTAAATGAACAAAAAATAAAGAACAATCAAAAACAAGAATACATATTATCTAAATTACAGCAACTAAATTTTCATAAAAAACAACAAGAAAAACAAGAAACGAATAAATCAATGATTACAGATTTACCTCATTGGGATTATTAATATAATGTAATATAATGTAATTTAAGTTAACAAACTAAATACATTACGGTGACTTGGCCAAGTGGTAAGGCGTCGGTCTTGTAAACCGAAGATCGCGAGTTCAAATCTCGCAGTTACCTTTTTTTTTTAATTAAATACATTCCTTCATTTTAATATTTTTATGAAGGAATTGGTGATATATTAAAATCATTATATTGTGGACCTAATAGTTGCGAAATAATTGCACCTTCCTCATAAGGTACAATACATGAACCATATACAGGAAGTATATTTACGTTAAAAAACTTATTTTTATTTAATTGTGACCAACTAACAAATATATTATCAAAAAATTCTACACCACCTAAAAATATTTTATTTTGTATATTAAACCAATCCATATATTTTTGAATTGATTGAGTAATTATATTTTTATCATCACCTAACACAGATGTAGAACCCCAGATAAATTCTCTATCTTTGAGTGGATAATCATATATTTGATTAAAATAATTTTGGTTTTTTCCATAGTCCTGTTGTAATTGATTTATAATATACACTTTGACCTTATCGTAATTTTTTATTACATCAGAATGTAAAGATGTAATATATATGCCTTCCAATGTTATAACCATATGATTTAGAGTGGGGATTTGGGTTTGATTTTGGTTAAATGCATCTAACATAAAGGAGAACATATCTGGACCAGAAGGAGGAGCAATCAATATATTTAAAAATCTATATCCTCCAATCGGGTGTGTATGATAAGTAAATGATGTATCAGGGATTCGTACGCTTAATGTCTCTCCAACAGTTAGATCAATATTACCAGCAATCACCGTTTCAAAAGATAATTTATAAATAATATCAGAATTAACTATTTCTGAATTGTATATTTTTAAAGAACCACCATATTCTCTAAATAATTCAAGATTTGGATCACTGCTTGCTCCACTTATTTCTCCTTTAATATCTAAATAAGGTAATAATCTTGCTTTATGCATAAATGACTTATCAAATTTAAATGAAAATGTATATATAAAATCAGGATTGGTTCTTTTTGATACATATTTGTATCTCATTGAAAGGGTTTTATGATATGAAATGACGGAACTTAATTCATCAGCTATAAAATTTCTTAAATTTTTTACTAAAGAAACAATTTCAAATGGATAAATACCAAAAGGAGTTTTTAAAGTTATAAATGGAAGTTCAAATCCAGCAGATGTATATATATATGAAATCTTGTCAAATTCTACATTATCAACTAATATACCAAGCCATAATATTGGATTTATCTCCAACGGATATTTTAATTCTAAATAGGTTAACACTAAATTAAACATGATTGAACCATAGCCTGTTTTTTCTGTTTTTTCTAAACAGACATTAAAAATACCTATAATATTTTTTGTTTGTAATAAACTATAATCTAATATTACGTGTCCAAGAATATTATCAAAATTATTAAAGGTTTCTATATTTAGGATATCGCTATATTTCAAAAAAAGAACAAGTTCTTGATTTTCATTAATAATTGGTATAGTAACATCAGTACTATTGCAAGGAGTTGTATTTAATGATTTACATGTACATTTGTCATCTTTCCCACGAATATATGCATTAAAATTACTACGGAAAGCTTCAGGCATATTCGTTAAATCTTGAAGTGTAATAATATAAGGAACATAAGCAAAATTAAATTTAATGTCTCCTGGTGCTCCACCCTTTTTTATTAATCCGGTTTGGTTCATTGATTTTTTGATTGATTTTTTCTTTTTGATTGATTTTTTGATTGATTTTTTGATTGATTTTTTCATTATATATATATATATAAATAAATAAATTTTAATATTATTTTACTATATACAATAATGAGTGTTTCTTCTTTTGCAATGAATGAAACAGTGATAGAATCTATAAATGAGTATTATAAATTAAAATCCCGATACGAAGATGTAATAAATAGTAAAAAAGCAGTTATACTGAAAAATAAAGAATTATCTAAAAAAGATAAACGGCGACGATTTTTACAATTAAAATCAACCTGCATTAATTGCAAAAAAGAAGGAGGGACTATTTTTTTAAACGAAAATAGAGTTCTTAGTGCTAAATGCGGTAATACCCAGTCTCCTTGTAAACTTAATATTGAAATAAAAAAAGGCGAGTATAAAGATATACGCGAATTAAATACCGATTATAATAAATATATTGAAGATATTAAAACACAAATAATACAAACAAAATTAAATTATCTTTTCAATTTTACGGATGAAGAAGAATCTTTAGAAAAATTTGAAAAATTACGCGCCTATTTAAAAAATGTATCCGTTGTGCAAATGGCTATTATGAAAAAATATACAGATATTTTTAATAATAAATCAAAAGAAAATGAATTAATTCAATATAATATCGAATTACAGTCACATATTAATATCAATAAAGAAACCAAAAAATTGTATGATTTGGAAAATAAAGAACAATTTTTAACCGATGTAAGCGAAAATTATATAAATAATATAATACCTCTTGAAACGAAAATTGCCCGTTTAAACTATGTTTATCGGGATATAATAGATACTAAATTAAATAATACATTTATCGCCCAACCTTATAGTTTAGAACAAATAGAGTATTTAATGCCCGGAAGTAAAAAAACCGAAATTGTTCATTTTGTGGCCTAAACAGTTAGTTTAGTTTAGTTTATCCGAAATGATAGACTAATCCAGCATTTCCTGACATAAAATGAAGAATATTGTATCGTTCTTCGAATACAAATAATTTATATTTATACGTTTCCCCCACAGGACGAAGTGTTATTGTATTTAATTCAAATTCTATTTTATTGAATTTACTTAAATTTATTGCGCCGCTTGGTTGACAATCATAAGGGTCCGTCGTTAGACTAAACGTATATGAATAGAGTCCATCCTGAGAGTTACCTTTTGATTTAAAATATTTTTCAATATAATTATAAATACCTGCATCTAATGTATTCTCACGAACTTTTCCATCTAACCAAATACCCATATCCACCATAATATTTTTTGTATTTGCATTTGACGAAGTATTCATTATTTCGTAACCAGTATTTAATACTCCTCCAACAGGGTGAGTTGAGGGGTTATTATTTGTAGTACCAGCATAACCAATATCTGCAACATTCGCGGCAATATCGGTTAATGTATTCACAGGTATAGTATCCGCATATTTCCAATTTGTATAATTAGACCATTCGTTACGATCGTTTACATCATCACGCTGTAAATACCACATCCAATTCGCAACCAATCCTGATGATTTTAGTTCAAGTTTTTTATAGCCGGTAAAAGCATCTGAAACATTAATATGTTCATAAACCTGTTTGATTAAATATTTCTGTTCATTTAATGCAAATTGCCGAACTTCATCTTCCGATAGAAACGCATAAGTGCTTATTAAATGAATGTCGCCATCACCCCATTTATCATTTGAAAATTGAGCGCCTGAATAATCTAATTCCCAAACTGTATTAGCACCATTTTGTGTTGGTTGTACAGGCACATATAAAAATCGTTTAAAATCAAATAAAGTGTCATTGGTGGGTTTTATATATTTTTCATAGTCAGCATCAATATCGGTGCTCACATCTTTTACAACAAATAATTCTTTTATTGGGCGTATTTCAATTTGAATATGTAATTCATTGTATTGCATACTGGTTAATGGAAACGCCATTTTAGATGAAAGCGAAAACCACGCATTTAAAGGAATATATATTTTTCTTCCAGTAATAGAAGGGTCAGGATCATTATCTGTATTTAATTTATAGGCACTCGGGTATTTATTTGCAACACTTAATTTACCATTTTTAGGATCATTTAATTCGGTAACATGTCCTGTCATATTATAAAATACATTTTTTTTAGATTCATTAAAATCTCTTTCTACCATATTATGTAAATATTGCCCCGAAAATTCTTGTAGGATTTGTCCTCCTACAAGTATTTTAACTTTTTTAATCATTTGCGTTCCTAAATTTTTAATCCATTTAAACTCATACGCTCTCCATTTTCCACCGTTTACACCCAAGCTTGGAGGATGAATTGGACTCCAAATATCGGGTAAGGTTACAACTAAATAGGTATCCATTAACAAATCACCATTACGTGGAACTTTGAAATTAAAAGTCGTCGGTTCACTCTGCTTTAAGATATGATTTCCATCAGGATGAATCTGGAATTTTTGTAATCCGAAATTAGTGTATTTAGCATAAACACAACTAAACATCGTTTTTGTTGGATTTCCATTTAATATAATATTTTGATTTCCATAAGCTATTAAATTTAATAAGCCACCTCCCATACTTTATTAATTAATATATTATTATTATATTATTATTATAATAAATTATTTAACCTTATTTATTATTAATATATATTCATTTGTATATTTGTTTTTTTTCATAGTTGTTATTTTTTCATAGTTGTTATTTTTTTATAGTTGTTATTTTTTATTCATATTTTATTATATCCTATTAATATACTACTACAACTAACCAAAATACAATATTTATAATATACAATAATGGCTGGTATAATAAATATGAAAAATATGCCCCAAAAAGGGAGTATAATTAAAATAACTGGAATTGCAATTACTGTATTAATCGTGTTTTTTATTATCTATTGGATCTACACCAAACTTCGGCTTAATCATACAAATTGTGCTAATATGAATAAGCTTTATAAGGAATTTCCGATAATACGTTCCATTAATCCTATCAATGAACAGTTTAGTCATAATCTCCGTGATTATTATATTAAAACGGCGTTTAATTGCTGTGCAGCTGGAGATTTTAAGAATGATTTTGTTAATGTATGTGCACTAAAAGACTGTATTAGACAAGGTGCCAGGTGTCTTGATTTCCAAGTTTTTTCAATAAATGATACGCCCGTAGTTGCTGTATCATCCCAAAAAGATTTTACGATTAAAGAGTCCTATAACAGTCTTGAATTTGCGGATGTGATTGAAATAATTACTGACTATGCTTTTTCAGGAAGCACGTGTCCAAATAAAGAAGACCCGCTGATTATTCATCTACGCGTCATGAGTAAGAATAAAGCGATTTATGATAAAATGGCGGATGTCCTCTACCATTATTTAGAACACCGATTATTAGGACGAGAACATAGTTATGAAAATAACGGCAAAAATTTAGGGTTAATGCCTTTAAAAGATTTGATGGGTAAAGTCATACTTATTGTTGATAAAACAAATGCGTTATTTGAAAATACGAAATTAGACGAGTATGTGAATATGGCATCGAATTCTATTTTTATGCGCGCATTACATATGCATGATGTGAAATATACCCCTGATATGCAGGAACTCATTGAATTTAATAAAAAAAATATGTCGATATGTCTTCCTGATTTATCAAAAAAATCAACAAATCCGTCAGCCGCAATTGCCGTGAAAACTGGGTGCCAAATGGTTGGAATGTGTTTCCAAAATTTTGATACGAATATGGAATTTTATGACCAATTTTTTGATGAAGCCGGTGCGGCTTTTGTATTGAAACCCGAATTATTACGCTACATTCCAGTGACTGTTCCTATTCCGGACCCTCCTCCTCCCGAATATTCTTACAAGGAGCGAAAAGTTGAATCTGATTATTATTCATTTAAAATATAAAGTATTATTCATTTATTCTTTCATTTTTAATGAAGCATAACTATTCGCAATGAAGCATAACTATTTTAAATTAACTATAATATTTATATTATTATAGTTAACAAAATCAAGTAATATATTAAGATGCAGTAATAGCACCGTTGATCCTTGAAAATCCCGTTACATAATAATTTGTACCATCACTAATTAATTCAACAGTATCACCTAATTCTGCATTAGTACCGAATAATATATTTGTCGCTGTTGAAACTGCTACTACACTATTGGATGTGGTGGAATTTAGTTGACATATAACACCGGATATATTAGTAGAAGTAGATGATATTGTTGTAACCCCGGTTCTATCTATTGCTATAAATTTGAATATAAGACCAGCAGTAGTAGGCGCAGGAAGTGTTATTGCAAGCGCTGTATTATAATTAAGCATAAAAACTTTTCCAGAATCAACTGCTGTTAATATATGAGGAGTCGCAGCTATTGTCTCTATTTCTTTCCTTACATTAGACATTTTATATATTATAATATATACTTTATATTTGTATATTTGTATATTATTATAATTATTTATTTAACCAATTAACCAATTAATTATTTGTATATTTATTTATTTATTTATTTATTTATTTATTTATTATATATATTATATAATGACGACACCATCTAAAATAGCAAATCAAACATTTCAAGAACGGGAATTAGAACTATTGCGGGAATCGGTGAACGATATCGAAACATCTACGAAAAAGAAAATTGCGCAATCGCCTGATTTGGCTAAACTAATTGCTATTTTAGAAGATTTTTTAAAAAAAAAAGAATTAATTTGTTATGGCGGGACTGCGTTAAATAATATATTACCGAAGAAAGACCAATTTTATAATAAAGAGATTGAAGTACCGGACTATGATTTTTATTCTTCAAATGCTTTAGAGGATGCCAAAGAATTAGCCGATATTTATTTGAAAATGGGGTATGATGATGTAGAAGCCCGAGCTGGAATGCATGTCGGCACATTTAAAGTCTTTGTGCATTTTATTCCTCTTGCAGATATTACCCAAATGGAACAAAAATTATTTGATGTAGTTAAAAAAGAAGCAATAAAAAAAAACGGTATTCTTTATGCGCCTGCGAATTTTCTGCGGCTAAATGTGTATAAGGAATTGTCGCGTCCGGATGGACAAGTTGATCGTTGGGAAAAAATATATAAACGGTTGCTTTTATTAAATAAATATTATCCGATTAAAAACAAAAAATGCGATGCGATTCAATTTATGCGCGAGTTTGAAGGCGATACTGAATTAGGCGACACCTTATATAAGGAAGTAAAAAATTCAATTATTGACCAAAAATTAGTGTTTTTTGGTGGATTTGCCTCCAGTTTATTTAAACAGTATTTACCAATTAAAGGAGATACGACTGTAAGACAAAAAAGAATAGGTGACAAAAAGAATACTATGAAAATTCCCGATTTTGATGCTTTATCGGAAAATCCCGAAAAGTCGGCACGTCTGATTAAAGAACGATTAGAAAAAAAAGGAATTAAGAATGTAAAAGTATATAAAAAAGCAGGGGTTGGAGAGATTATAGCTCCTCATTATGAGATTGCTGTGGATGGCGACTCGGTGTGTTTTATTTATAAACCATTAGGGTGTCATAGTTATAACACGATAACAATAGATAAACAAACCATTAAAATTGCAACAATAGATACGATGATTAATTTATTTTTAGCGTTTGTTTATGCCGACCGTCCTTATTATGACAAAGAACGTATATTGTGTATGTCAGACTATTTATTTATGATTCAGTCCAAAAACCGCTTAAAACAAAAAGGATTATTAAAACGGTTTACAAAAACATGTTATGGAACCGAAACGACAATACAAACAATTAGAGAGAATAGAGCGAAAAAATTTAAAGAATTAAAACCGCTACGAAATAAAGGAAGCAAGAAATATGATGAATATTTTTTAAAATATACACCAGGAGATAAAAGCACACAAAAACGCCAAAACGCAAAAGCATGCAAACGCAGTAGCACAAGCAAACGCAGTAGCACAAGCAAACGCAGTAGCACAAGCAAACGCAGTAGCACAAGCAAACGCAGTAGCACAAGCAAACGCAAAAATAAAACTAAAAAACAAAATTGGCTTTTATCAATATTTAATTAGATTTATATTTAATTAGATTTATATCTAATATTATAAGATATAAGGTATAGCGTGAATGAAAGAAGAAAATGAAAGAATAGAAATAGGGGATGTAACAAAACAATCAATTATTGATACGATAATAGAGCCCTATTATACTAAATTTATTTCAAATACAATTAAAGGAAAACAATTATGGCGTAAAATAGGGATTGTATTAGAAACTGTTTCTAAAACAATGGTAGCAGCAGGTGGTATTCTTAGTTTTTCAGCCGGTTATTATCACGATGATACATTAAGTTTTGTTTCAGGAAGTGTATCTTGTTTAAGTTTAGCTTTATTGCAATTATCTTCATTTAGTTATAAAGAAAATAAAAAACAAGGACAAGAATTAAATATTATTTTAAAAAAATTAAATTTAGATACGGTTCCAACATTATATAGAAATGTAAATGAAACATCAGTATTACAAAATGCATCATCGCCGCCGCCACCGCCACCACCACAGTCACCGTATCAGCCACCACCACGAACACCATCACCACCACCACCACGAACACCACCACCACCACAATTAAATGATACTGTTCCATATGTGGTGCATCATATTGTGCCTAATGATATAAATACAAACAATACGGATTATTTAAATAATATAATTAATAAAATAAATTATTTACATGAATTAGAAAAATCGATATTGATGAGAGAAAAAAAAATAAATAATTATATGAATGCTGATGTATATCGTTCAAATTCACGTCCTATGGTAATTTCTACATCAAACTCATCTTTTGAAGAATTATTATCTGACCAATCTGACCTATCTGATGATTTAAGTAATATTAAAGTCAGTTATGTATAATAAATTATAAAAAAAATATGCTTATTCATATTTAAATAGTCATAATGGGACTTGAACCCACGACATCCGCTTTATTAGAACGGCGCTCTAACCAACTGAGCTATATGACTTACTTAATAAAGCAATACAATGATTCATATATTGCTTTATTATACTATTATGCATTCGGCAATATCGTATAAAAACCCATAAATGGAATTCATAATTCCATTATAAATTAATGACTGTCTAATAGATAAAGGAATATAGTTTTTTAAAATAATTAAATATTCAATTAATGTGAATAAAAAAACACTCATAGTCTCTCTTCCTCTAAATAATAAAATATCCAAATAAGATCGTTTTGAAATATAAATACACATATCAGACCGTCCATTGGTAAAAAAATCATTTGCGTCCGCAACGCCAGACAATAATCGATAGTGTATGTTTTTTTCCGATTTTAAAATAAAAGCTTTGGAGCATTTTTTAAAGGTAATTAATTTGATAAGTAAAGAATCGGATGAATTTTTAAACACATAAGGAATAATGCCGTCAATATACCATTTATTGCATCTTGGGTGTCCATCAATAATATAAGGAATATGTATGGTTCGCATTAAACATTTAATTAAATGTGCTTTATTTTTAAAGTTTGAAACAACTTTTTGTTTATTCTTACGTGTATCGTAATAATTAATAAATAATTTATTGTTTAGTGTGTGACGAATTTGTTGCGATGATGAAGACTCACCATTTTCACCATTTTCACCATTTTCATTATTATTTTCTGGAAAAAGTTCGTTTACTATATCATAAATAGTAGTGTGTATATGCCCAAATGATAAATTTTGTTTAAATGTTTGCATACTTTTTTCAAGATAATTTAATATTGAAACGTTGCATCCACAGATATACCATAATGCAATAAGAGCGCCTGCACTACAACCTGATATTTGGTTAATTTTTATAATATTTTTATTACTTAATTCTTTGATGTATAAAGCAACACCAGCAGCAAAACCACAATTAAATACACCACCATCAAATATGAGATTTAAGATTTTTGGGATTTGCGATTGTTCTATATTTTGTATTAAAGCTTTTATGTATTCTTGCATAAGAGAAGTGTTATTGATTTGGTTTATATTTTCATCTGTAATCGTCGTCGTCATTAATAATTTTAATTTATTGTTTATAAATAAGAATTAAAAAAATAATTAAGAGTTTAATTTTATTTAAAAAATGTTTGATATTTCTATTTAATTAATAGTAATATCAAAAATATTGGGTTATAATGTATAAAGAATAAGGTATATGAATTGTATAATGAAATTAAAAATTAAATACCCAAATTTTGAATACTTTTTGTCATTAAATAATATATACCGCCAAATATAGCGCTATTAAAAATAAATCCTGCTAAACTATGATTACCGTCACTGTTAAACAAAGAGGGTAAATATCTAAATAGGGTTTTATGAAAAATAGGTAATTGAAAAATAAAATATAATACTGAAATCAAAATAGGTATTTGTAATTCATTGTATAGTGTATCTAAAGAATCTGTTTTTTGTTGTTTTCGTGCATTTTCTTGAATAATATCTTCACTTGTTTGATGATTAAAAATATAATCTTGATCCCCTTGGTCTTTTTCATTTACATTTTCCTGAGTAGGAATATAATTAGGTTGTGATCTTTTATCCATTACATGCTGTTCTTGATTTTGTGGAACATCGCGTATTGATAACTTAGTCATACCCTCTGCAGATTTTAGTCCCGACATTAATTCTTTTACACCCGATTGATCAAATTTCGTTGATGTTTGCATTTGCTGTTGTTGTTGTTGTTGTGGCTGCATTTGCTGTTGTTGGTGTGGTTGCATTTGTTGTTGTTGTTGTTGTTGTTGTGGCTGCATTTGTTGTTGTTGTTGTTGTTGTGGCTGCATTTGTGGTGGTGATTGTTGTTGTGATTGTTGTAATGGTTGAGCATTGGGTGATTGAGACGACATAGGCAAACTGTCTATACTGGTTGTTCCGTTGTTATCCATGATTATTAATATAATAGTTTGATTTATATCCTAAATAACTTACGCAAAAGAAACTATTTTTTTATTTTTTTTTTCATTTGCCTTGCTGCAAGTTATTGCTTTATGTTTAAATTGATAACATTGATTATTGTGCTTATAGGTGTTTTTAGATATTTCATCTATTGGCGGACCCTTAAAATCAATGCAATCATCGTTATTTTTACAGTTTTTTCTAAATAGGCTTGCAAAACCTAAACCTAAAATAACTGATATTAATATTTTACCCGTAGGTGTGTATATGGATTTTATGATATTTAAAAACATTCAACAATGATATTATACAATGATATTATACAATGATATTATTAGTAATATGAATCTTATATTATAATTATAATATTAAACTTGGATTGGAATTGTTTTAATTAATTTTTGATTTGAAGGACAATTCACATTTACTGGAACATAATGAAAACAATTAGATGCTTTATCTTTATATTCAGTTTGGGCTGCGTTGTCGGGTGTTGGATATACAATTATTTCCGAAGTAAGTGGTTTATTAAAATATAAATATAATAATCCAACAATAACACTAATAAAAAAATACTTGAACGATAAATGCTTAAATATCATATTTTATATAATAAATGTATATTATTAAGATATGATATTTAATTATGATGATTTAGTTGTTATACAACTTAACATAATTATAATATAAATATAAATAAAATGAATTATTTACGACCGCTTGGCGGCCTTGCGCTTGGAAGATCTGCGCTTGGACGACTTGCGCTTAGAGGCGGTGCGCTTAGCGGCAGTGCGCTTGGAGGAACGCTTGGAGGCAGAACGCTTGGAGGCAGAACGCTTGACGCGGGATGAACGTTTTTGTGTGACAGACATTTATATATATAACATATATAAAAATTTTATTTTGAGAGTAAATTAAAATATATATTTAATTGTTCTAAATCCCTAAATTTCCTAAACTATAATTCTTATAAATATAATTCTTATAAATATAATTCTTACAAATATAAGAATTATAAATATAAGAATTATAAAATTTAAAACATTGCCTTGTCAGCAGACATCATACTACTTGAATATCCGCCACCAGTCTTGCGCTTGGAAGATCTGCGCTTGGATGACTTGCGCTTGGATGACTTGCGCTTGGATGATTTACGCTTGGATGATTTACGCTTGGATGATTTACGCTTGGAAGATCTGCGCTTGGAGGCAGAACGCTTGGAGGCAGAACGCTTGGAGGCAGAACGCTTGGAGGCAGAACGCTTGGAGGCAGAACGCTTGGAGGCAGAACGCTTGGAGGCAGAACGCTTGACGCGGGAAGAACGTTTTCGTGTGACCGACATTTATATATATATATATATAACAATAATATAAAATTTTATTTTGAAAATTAAATTAAAAATATAGTTAATTAGTCAAAATCACTAAATTTCCTAAACTATAAGAATTATATAAATGGTCTAAATGTTCTAAACGTATAAAAAACATCAACAAAATTATACGAAATAATTAAAAAAAAAGGTAAATATTTATAAACGCAAATATTCTAAATAATATTATTGCTAAATAAATACTTGTTAAATTAAATAATAATAATAATAATAATAATATGTAGTTTAGTAAAATTTATTAAATAAGTAATTATTATTAAATATAATAATAATATTTTATATAGAAATATATAAGAATGACATTAATTGATAAAATTAAAAATGAAAGAAATAATAAAAAACATGGGAAAAAAACAACAAACGATTGGAAATCATTTTCAATATATGTTTTTTTAAGTTTAATTGCATCTATTCTTATGAGTGCTGTAGGTGCAAATTATATATTTTTAACGAATTTAACACCTGAATTAAAAGAGAAATTAATACCAACAAAAATGCAAAATGAAGAATTGGGTGGATTTTACAAACCTGCTAAAGGAGGAGGTGAGTCTTCGGTTTGTAATATAAATCCTGGTTCTTTTAAAATTCCTGGATTAGGTTCAAATTGGCCCTACAGCATGTATAAAGATAAAATAATACCCGGATTTATTCAGAGTTTTAAAAATTGGATTGCAAAATTAACTGCAACATCGTTTATAAGATATCGTAAATTATTAAGTAATTGGATAAGTATGACGTCAGGATTTCATAATTTTATAAAAATGGGTATCATTGGTCCATTCACCTTAGCGTGTTTTCCTATCGTATTTATGGTTGGGTTTTTAATTACATTTTTGAGTGCGTTCGAAACAAGTATATTATGGAGTTTCTTTGGGATATTCTTATTATACATTTGGCCGATTTTAAATGTAATTCCTTTTATACAAACAATTCAATACATATTACTATTTACATATACACCACTTTATAACAATTTTAATGATATTAAAAAGGTATTTAATTGTAATATTAATTTAATTTCTTTATTATTCGGATTATTTGTATGTATTTCTTCTTATTTAACACTTGATATAACTACAACTACAATAACGACGATTATATATGCTGTATCGGCTATAGTATCCATCATTTAATACTCCTCCATTATCTGATAAAGAAAAAGATAAATATAAATATAATTTCTAAAATAGTTAAAGGTAAATTATTAATATATTTATACTACATAACAATAATTATTTAATATAATCCAATTAAATAATTAACAATGAATAATTTATCATATCTCGATAAGCACCTTATTGCGGAATCATTTCCTTTTGTTGAACTTTCTTATGATAAAGATATAAGTTATAAGAAAGTTTTTATTAATACTAATAAATTACAAGAATCCAGTCCATCATTTAATAATAATAATAATAATAATAATAATAATATTTACATGATTATTCCAAAAGGCGGAAAAGCCTTTTTATGGTTTACGTATTGGAATAATAAACCTGTATGTATATCCCTGCCTTTAACTTCAAATAATACCCAAATAAATATTAATAAAATCAATATCCAATCAGCGTGTTTTTCATCTGAACTATCTTTACAAACAATTGTATATGGAACATTATTTACCGTTACAAATAACACTATAAATAACACTACAAATAACACTACAAATAATAATAATAACAATAAAGAAAATATAATTAATAATTTTAGTTGTGAAAATATTTTTTATTATAAAGGAACAGCTGTATCAAGAAAATATGGTATGACCAATAAATTATTATTATTGGGTAATTTATTTAAAAATAATGAAATTAAACAAAAATCTTATACAAACCCACATTTTATTATTGGGCTTCCTATTATAAATAACTATTCATACAATGCGGTTGTTTCTATTTTAAAAGCCCTACCCTATCCGGTGTATGGTATTAAACTAATAAATCCATTAAAGGATAAAGAAAATTTACCAAGTGTGTATATTAATTATTTAAATACCAATGCGCCTGCTTTTGTGCCTGCTCCGCTTGTGCCTGTACCTGCTCCGCTTGCGCTTGTGCCTGTGCCTGCTCCGCTTGTGCCTGCTCCGCTTGTGCCTGCTCCGCTTGTGCCTGCTCCGCTTGTGCCTGCCAAACATATTCATAAAAAAGGAAATATAATTGAAGGATTTTTTAAAGTAAAGGCTGGTATAAGTGAGGATAATTATGAATTATATTGTTATGATAGTTCGTGTTCATACAATGACCCATGTGGTGTAGCCTTAATATCTACATATAAAAAGAGCGTATTAATGAATAATATATTTAGAAATATTAAAGAAAATAAAAATTTGGATTTATTAGAAGAAAGCGATAACGAAGAAGAATTTGAAAATATTAATATAGATAAATTTGTGGATATTAATAAAATTATTACTATGCGTTGTGTTTATAATAGACGATTTAAAAAATGGGAGCCGATTGAAGAAATTAATGAAAAATATGTAAATAAAATTAAATTAATTACACAAAAGGAATTACACAAATTTTATTAAAAGAATCAAAAGAATTAAATAAAAACAAATCAAAAAAATAATTATAATAATATTATAATATAATATTATTATATATAATGGATAATTATGCTTCGTCAGGTTTAGAAAATAAAGGTCAGATACCTATGCATGAGACAAATAATGTACAAAATGTAGGATTATATTCATCGTCAGCTGTTCCGTCTGTAAGAGATTATTGTTCGGCAACAGGTGCTGATAAATTTGTTAAAGCTGGCCCGGTTCAATCCATGATTATTCCTAAGTCTGAACTTACTCCTCAACCTAAACAGTCGGGTGGTTATTATTATCAGGAAGGTACTGTTAACCCTATTACTGGAACGAGCGCAGGTCATGGTATAATTAAAACAGGTAATCATAGTACTCCTTATACAGTATCTGATTCTACAAATAAGGTAGGTGGTAAATCCAAAAGACGTAGCCGCCGAACCTTTAAAAATATGAAGAAACGCATGAGTTCAAAGCGTAAGAGCATGAAGAAGTATAAAGGCGCGGGGCGTAAAAGTATGAAGCGTAAAAGTATGAAGCGTAAAAGCATGAAGCGTAAAAGTATGAAGGGTAAAAGCATGAAGTATAAAAGCATGAAAAAGAGTATGAAATCAAAAAGATTTAATTTACAACGCAAAATATCCAATTATACCAAAGGTATTAAAAATAAAACTAAAAAAATTAAATTGAATTTTAAAAAGCGCCGTAGTTACCGTGGGGGTAATTCAACGCCCATGTTTATCCAAGAATTTAATACTAAATTATCTCCCGATGAAAGTATGTTGGCGTTACCCACACCTTTAACCCGAACGATTCGTAATTGTAACCCACTTAATTAAATTAGTTTAATTCCTCTATTATTATTCATATTCATATTATTATTCATATTATTATTCATATTATTATTCATATTATTATTCATATTATTCAGCTTTTTATTTTAATTAAACATTTTCCTTTTAAAGCACCTTCATCATTTTTTTCGTTTTTACTCGTTGATGAGAGTGTATCCCATTTATTCTGTTCATATAAGTTACTATTTGTATGAACAATTTTATATTTATTACTAACGTAATATTTCTTTCGCTTTAGCCATTGTTGACGAAATACATTATGCGTATCTATGATATCAATCACCAATGGGCGTTCATGTTTAACGCGTAAAATCCGTCCAACGGCTTGTGTAATATCGGTTCGGGGTGTCGCTAAAATAAGAGTGGTTAACGTTTTAATATCTAATGCTTCCGCCGCCATCGCATAAGTGGCAATAATAATTTTACACAATTCGGTTTTTTTTAATTCGGCATCTTTCATACCGCCGACATAATAGCCAACCGTTTCAATCTTTCTATCTTTAATCGCATCATGCAAATATTCTAATACATTTTTATTATGGGCAAGAATCATAATCTGTTGATCCTTTTTTTCTTTTAATTCATTTTCTATTACTTTTAAGATGAACTCGCTTCTATGATTAAATGTGCATAATTTAGAAATCATTGTGCTATATGCCGGATTCCCCCTATAATCATAATCCGTTTTATTAAACTCGTCATTATTGGTAATAAATTCAATTGCTTTTACTAAAACCGAGTCATCGCCTTCTCTTTTTTCATGGTAAATAATATCACCTAAAAACATTTTAAATACTTTAGTAAGACCGTCTTTTCGTTGCATGGTTGCACTTAAGCCTAAAGTATAAAATGTGCTGATTTTTTGTAAAGACCGACTAAATACTTCGGATGAGATATGATGACATTCGTCGACAATAGTAATACCAAAACTTAAGAACATATTGTCGGGATACTCTTTCATTGAAAGCGATTGAAGCATGCCGATAACAATATCTTTATTTTCAATATCAACGATTTTCCCTTGAATCCGTCCAACTTTGGCGGATGGTAAAAATTGTGCGATTCGTTCAATCCATTGATCGGCTAAAAAACTTTTATGAACAATAACCAGTGTCTTTTTTTTTAATTCAGAAATAATTTTACAGGCAATAACCGTTTTACCACGTCCACATGGGACTTCTAATAATCCACCGCCGCCATAAGCAACACCATTATCATTTATTTTTGTTGCTGTTTTCATAAATATATTTACGATATTCGTTTGATAATCTCTCAACTCGCCATCAAAAGGAATATGAATATCATCCCCTTTTGCTAAACGTATTTCATCGGGTTCGCCATAAGTATCCATTCCAAAATGTCTTGGAATATATAATTTATTTGGGGATTCGCGGTAAATCGGAAACGAAGGTGGTTGGATTGGAGATTTAGGAATGTAGGGACGAACAAATAATTCTTCTTTAATAGCGGTTTGTTCTTTTAAATCCATGCATTCTTTATAAATTGAATATCCTTTTTGTCCCAAATAAGAGGATACTTGTGTCAATGGTTTTGGTTTAGAATCATTTAGTAATTCTTTATTTTGCATTGTCGTATAGAGATTTTATGGGTTGTTTATTTGGTATCCTAATATGATATAAATGATGTAATAATATATTTATTTTAATTTTATATTTATATTATATTTATTTAACAATTTAACAATTTAATAAATTAACAATTTTACCTTCTTTGAATAAATAATAATATATGAATATGATATATATATAAAATGTTTGGTATTCGTAGTTTTAATTCATTATTAAATTTAATAAAAACAAATAAATTGTATACTTTAGTATTATTAATGGTGATCGCAATGTTCGGTCATTATTTTTATACGTTTAATGGGACGCCGCCATCTTATAAAAAGATAAAAAACAAATTTAATTCTTTAAAGAAAAAAATGAATATTAAGAATAAAATGAATAACAAAAAACCAAAAGTCAGTGAAGAGATTTTAACATTAAATGATTTACCGATAACATTAGAGGAAGAAGTCATTACTAAGATGGCGCCTCCTGTTTTTATCGACGAGCCTACTAAGGCAAATTATGAAGCAGTATTATCGCCTAATCATAATGCATCCCCTATATAATTATCCTTTTTAATAATGCAACGCATCTTTTAAACCTTTGAACATTTAAAATACCAGGACGGATTAATTCTGTATTATAAAATATAATATTTGTATTTTTTATGTAATTTCTATATTTAAAATACAAATATTATATTTTATAACATACTATAATATAATATATGAAAGAAACTATTATCAAAATAGAAAAAGGACCTTTTCCAAAAAAGTATACAGCCTATGTAGAACATAAAAAAACTAAAAAACAAAGAAAATTACATTTTGGTGATAGTAGATACGAACAATACAAAGATAGAACAAAATTACAATTATATAAAAAGAAAAACCATAATACACGAAAAAGATTACAAAATTATTATTCAAGGCATTCAGGGACTAAAAACCGTAAAACCGCAATTACTAAAGAAATTAAAAAAAGTGATGGTTATTATACGCCAAAAATATTAAGTCATAAATACCTTTGGTAATTTAGAACCCATAAAACAATATATTTGTTTACAGCATTGAAGATTTAAACCCGCGCCCTTTACCTTTATATAATTAATGTTTTATTTTATTCTCTTTATTGATTATAATAAAATCATATTATATTATTTTATATTATATATTATATTATATTATAATGCGTAAAACCAGAAGTCGATATGGTGGAAATCCGCCGACACCTCCTCCTCTTCCTCCTACTGTTAAGTATACTCCGGAACATATAGCACAGATAAAGAAATACGAAAAAGCTTGGATAAGCTTTTGGAATAACCAATTTAATGAAGAATATGCACATCTTCCATTAGTCCCTATGGGTTCTCCTAAAAAGAAGTCTAAGAATGGTGGCAAGAAATCTAAAACCCATAAGAAATCTAAAACCCATAAGAAATCTAAAACCCATAAGAAATCTAAAACCCATAAGAAATCTAAAACCCATAAGAAAATGACGATTATGAATAAAAAATAAAAAAAATAAAATAAATAAAAAATAAAATAAATAAAATAAAAAAAAAAATAAAATAACAAATTTAAATATACAAATATATAATATATATTTAAATTGAATTAAATATTAAATGTGAATAATTGTAATACATACTTCTTCTTACAATAATACAATAAACAAATCCAAAATGGATCTTGTGCAAAGAAAATTATTAAAGTCAGAATGGAATAATATTGAAATTCCTGTAGCAGACAAAGAATTAAAAGTTATTGATTTAATTAAAGCAGGTTATCATGATGTAAACATTCGTAAAAATTATACACAAACATTAATTAAATATATGAAAGTAAAATCATCAAATGCGATTGATAAATATATTTATACCCAATATGTTCAACCATTATTATTAACTCTTGCCAAAAAACATAAATTACAAATTAATGTGGTTGACGGAACAAATAAATTAATGAAAAAGGCAGATATTATACGGTTTCAAAACACGGATAAACAATTAAATGAACATAAACAAACTATCTTTGAATTTATTGTATTAGAATTATTAAATAAATTATATGAATCTAAAAATCAAAATCAATCTAAAAATCAAAATCAATCTAAAAATCAAAATCAATCTAAAAATCAAAATCAATCTAAAAATCAAAATCAATCTAAAAATCAAAAATGGGTATTTTATTATTATACTTTAAAAACATTATTTTCATACACAATTGAAAGTTGTAATGAATTATTTAAAACATATATTGTTAAATTATTAAATGAATTAGATAATGAGGTTACCCCAAAAATGTTAGTAGAAAATGGACATGAATTAATAGAATTAAATGAAAATATTCTTAAATATTCAGATGAAACGCTATATGACCATCAAAAAAAATTATTTACGCTATGTAAAAATTCATCTCCAAAATTAATTTTATATATTGCGCCAACAGGAACGGGTAAAACTTTATCGCCAATTGGACTATCCGAATCCCATCGCGTGATTTTTGTATGTGCTGCAAGACATGTTGGGCTTGCATTAGCAAAATTTGCGGTATCATCTAATAAACGCATCGCATTTGCATTTGGATGTTCTGACACAGACGATATTCGGTTGCATTATTCGGCCGCAAAAGAATATACAAGAAATAAAAAAACAGGCGGTATTAGTAAAGTGGATAATTCGGTTGGAGATAATGTTGAAATAATGATTTGCGATATTAAATCCTATTTACCAGCAATGTATTATATGCTTGCATTTAACCCCAAAGAGAAAATTATTATGTTTTGGGATGAACCCACTATTACGATGGATTATGATACACACGAATTTCACGATATTATTAAAAAAAATTGGAGTAATAATTTAATCCCAAACGTAGTCTTATCGTCCGCAACGTTACCTCACAAACAAGAATTACAAGATGTTATTATTGATTTTAAAACCAACTTTGAGGAGTCGGAATGTTATGAAATCATTAGCCATGATAGTAAAAAAACAATTCCTATAATTAATAAAAATGGCTATGTAGAAATGCCGCATTATTTATATAATGAAACCCAATATGATAATGTTTTAAATGTAGTTGCACATTGTAAAAAAAATAAAACGTTGTTGAGATACATTGACCTTGCTGAAGCAATTAAATTTATTATGTGTGCAAACAAATCTCTAAACAATAGCGATAGCGACAGTGATAGCGACAGTGATAGTGATAGTGATAGTGATAGTGACAGTGATAGCAAAGATAAAATTGATAATGTCTATTTTAAATCTAACCGATACAAATTAGAAAATAATTTTTCAACATTTTCATCGGTTAATATGTCGTCAATCAAAGAATATTATTTAGATTTATTAGGCAATATTAAAAAAGAAGCGTGGCCAAAACTGTCTAAAGAATTAATCAAAATGCGTACCAAAAAAATGGATTCGAATATAAATATTGTTACAACAGATGCTTATACTCTTACGGATGGACCAACTATATTTTTAGCCAATAATATTGAAAAGGTTGCACTGTTTTATATACAATCCGCAAATATTTCTGATAGCATTCTAAAAGAAATTATGACGCAGATTGATGCAAACACTAAATTAAATAATAAAATCATGGTAATGGAAAAAGATTTAGAAGATGGAACTAAAAAAGATGAAAATAAAGAGAAAAAAATGACGGAAGGACGTGTCGATCCGGAAATGAAAAAGTTAATGCTTAAAATTGAACAAACCCGATTAGGTGTTAAAAGTGTTTTTCTTAATCCAAAATATATTCCGAATACAAAAGAACATATTAAAAAATATATGAAACCTTCTTTGCAAGAGAATTATTTTAATAATATTGACGAGATGAATGAAAATGATAATGATAAAAATGAAAAAAGACAATTTAGTTGTGATATTTCTGAACATATGGTGGAACAAATTATGCTGGTAGATGATATTAGTGATATGTGGAAATTATTATTACTGATGGGTATTGGCGTATTTGCGACCCATAAAAGTGATAGGTATACTGAACTAATGAAAACTCTTGCTCAAGAACAAAAATTATATATGATAATTGCTTCAACGGATTATATTTATGGAACAAATTATCAATTTTGTCACGGGTATATTAGTAAAGATTTAGAATCAATGAGTCAAGAAAAATGTATTCAGGCGATGGGACGGGTTGGTCGGAATAAAATGCAACAGGATTATAGTATTCGTTTTCGGGATGATGATCTTATTTTAAAATTATTTAACCATGAAAAAGATAAACCGGAAATTAAAAATATGAATTTATTATTTGTAAAAGAATGAAGAATATTTTTAAAATATTATTTATTCGTTATCAATATATATTTGATATGATATCACCTATTTAGTTTGGTCATTATAAATTATATAGCAGGTTTCATATACTCTATTTCATTATATTTAACATTTAATTCATTTTCTTTAAACAATGTTTTTACAAAATTAAAAAGTCTTTTACCACTGTTATATTTACCATAATTTTGTATAAACCATTCACGTGGAGTATATTCGTTATTATTTAATTTTTTCATAAATTTATCAAGAACAGGTTCAAACTCGGTATCAATTGTATCGGGGTCAAAAAACTCGCCAGTTTGTTCTGAGACATAATGCCAACCACCAAGTATTTTTTTATTCATTAATATTGGAAGATTAAAACACATTGCTTCACTAACGGTTCGGGGAGAGGCATCAACCTCGCTACAGGTTAAAATAAATTTACATTTATTAAAACTCTTAATAAATTTACTATAGTTCATTTTATCAGTTTGTTCCATTAATTGGTGACACGTTTGAGGTATTTCACAATTAATACGTCCAACTAAAAGACCTTTTAATTTATATTTTTTACACATCACGTCTATTAATTTCTTTGCAATGTCAAATCTACGAATGTGTGATTGCCAGCCAGAAGGACAATCTTTATCGCCTTCTTTTTTATCACCATCTTTTAAACAAATGTAAATAAAATCGTATTCTTTTTTAACCTTAGGGTCAGGTAAATGCTGTTCGTAATTTGCAAAATCGCTTTCGGCTAATTGAATACGTGGAAATCCTTCTTTCATCCATTTTTTATTATTTTCCTCTCTAAAAACACTGCACCAACCTTTGGTTAAATCAAAATAATCGTATGTATAACATTTATGTTTAGGGTCGTGAAGTGGGTCACTTTTATTACTAATTGGTCCAGGAAATTCACTATAACTGCTTAAACCAAGAAAACGATAACCTTTATTTTTATAGTCATTGTAATTCATTTCACAATCATCTCTGTAAAAACTATGAGTTATAAAGATTATATTAGTTTTAACTTCACTCCCATCTTTTTTCACTGCTTGTAAATTTAAAAAAGGTCTCTTTACAGTTTCGGCTTTTGAACTTTTATCAAAAGCGATATTAAAGTAATTATTAACAAAATATTTATAAATATAATATAAACTAATTATGAGTACCAATAATGTAATTAAATATAGTATTCTATTTTTATATCTATGCTTAATAGTAGGTAATTTTTTATTTATTAATTTTTTAATTTCATTAACTGAATATAGTTTTGTCATTTTTTAATAATTTAATAGTTAAAAATGTATTATTTATTATTTAATATTGTATTATATACATATATATATATATATATATATTTATAAAATAAATATTAAATTATTGTATAAATTATTGTATTGTATTAAAGCAAATTTTATGATTGAGGTATCATAAATTAATTAATTAATAATAAAGATTCATTATGGTGCGCGTATAGTAGTGTTACATCGCAATTAATAACAACTGAAAAGCAGAATTTGGAATTTTTTATTATTAGATAATTAAATTTAATAGAATATTTTTATTTTATTAAATGCATATATAAATATAATATATATATATATATGTATCCATCATTAAAATCTATTAAAAAATATATAGTTCCATTATTGGATAATCCAAATGAAGTTTGTTTATATTATAATAACACCAATGATAATTGGGATAATGGAACATATTCATCCAATCCAAATAATTGTACGCATTCACACGGATATAGAAAAATTATGGGACATACACATCCCAAAAGAATTTCAGTTCACAAACAGGAAGTGAATTATTATCCTTCTTATGAAGATATAACTTATCCTATATATAATAGTGTTAATCAAACCAATTATATAGTAACTCCTATTGGATTATTTATAGCAACATATGAATTAACCGATTATAATTTTAATATAACTAAAGAACTACGTGACCTATATTCTACAAATATAAATCAACTATTTTTTCCAATTCATACTATATTAATTAATATGAGAAACAATTTATCTCTTAGTGAGATTAGTAAAGAATTAACGCCTAATATAATACTATATATAAAAGGGATATGTACAAATATAACAGAATATGTTAATACTAATATTTTAATAAATTTTCCAAGACAAGATTATAATTTATCATATATTGATATAAATCAAATAAATAAATTATCAGGAGGACGAAAAGTTAAGACGAACCGGACTAAACGGACGAAACGCACGAAACGAAAAAATAAAACCCATAAAACAGAGAAGAATCGGTTAATAAAATATTTACTAAGAAAGCATAAATAATTTATTGAAGTATTTCACGTGTTTTAATACATGATTTATCAATTTGCATTGTTTTACATTTTTCTTCTTGTGGAACTATTTTAATAATACCTTTTCCTTTTTTCCATAGAGTGATTCAGTACATCCTTTTTCTAATATCTTTCTTAATGGCTTTTTTATTCGTTTTTTTATTATTATTTTTTCTAATGGCTTTTTTATTCGTTTTTTTATTCGTTTTTTTATTCGTTTTCTTATTTTTCTTTGCTTTTTTAACCGTTTTCTTATTCTTATTTGTTTTCTTATTTTTCTTTGCTCTTTTAACCGTTTTCTTATTCGTTTTTTTAACTCGTTTTCCACCTTCCAAAATAGGTTCTAAACGGTAAACATATCCATTATCCCCCAAATCACAATGGGTATCACTCACCACATTTCCGTTATATTTCACAATTGATTTACTGACAAAATATTTTAAAGCAGTACTATCTTCTTGAACTAATTTGAATTTCTTTGGCTCAGGTATAGGTCCATCCCATAACCATTCGGGTTTCCGAACATAATATCTCGATGCTGTTCCGAATTGAACATATTCAACTGAATCATTAAAATCCACTCCGGGTCTAAAAGCTAATGGTACTGTCCCTGACTCACGGACTTTATCCATAATTGCTTGACTACATTCATAAAATCCTTTATAATCGTTTTCTCTTAAATTAAATTCCTCTTTTAAATTTGCGGTTTTTTTCATATCACTTAATGATGCACATTCATAATTATCACTACTTCCTGGAGATTGAATTAAAAAATGATTTGGATTTGTTAAATAGTCTGTAATTTTGATATCATAAGGTCCAAACGGCCAAAAACATTTATCTTTATTTGATAAACCTTCGGGTGCTTCGTCATAATCTTCATATTCATCTTCCTCATCTTCCACTTCCTCCGGTTCATCTCGATCGTATAAACCAATATTTTGATATGGATTATATATGCTTATATTTTCATCTTCCGCCGCTTCCGCCGCCTCTTCGGCGCTTATAAAGTGGCCGTCATCTCCGATAATAAATATATCTTCCAATTCTATATCTCCTTCAAATTTAATAGTACTTGTGTCACTATCTTGTAGAGTATTATTGCCTGATTGTCTTCTATGTTGATTTTTAAATAATGTTTCTCCAAAACGAATATCTTTGAATGTACATTCGGATATATAAAAATTGTCAAAAATAGATTGATCGAATGTCGTATAACTTACCTCAACACGAATGAACTCGATTTCTTCCAATAATAATTGTATAAAATCGCACCCATTTATACTTGAATCTATAAAAGATGAATTTTTAAATAGGGGATACGGTTCTTCGTCGTCATTCTCATATTTTTTGAAAAAAAGCGTTCGTTCAAAATTTGTATTTCTAAATATGGCATTTTCTATAATACACCCAATGAACCTGGAAAGATTAATTTCGCTGCCCTCGCCCTCGCTGCCCTCAAAGGTAATATTATTCATATTACATTTAATAATTTCACATTCAGTAAAATTACTACTTGTAAATTTGCAATCATTAAACCTGGTATCATTGAAGGTTGAACTTACAAAACCTACTCCCTCTCCTGTAGCCATAGATAAATTGGCTCCGAGAAAGAATGCCGAATTAATCTCCACATTAAAAAAAATACATTTTTGTAAACTTGCATTCTCAAAGCTAACGCCATGCATATCAATTTTAAAAGTACTATTTTCTAAATCAGCATTATCTAATGAACAATCAATTAAATTTGGTGTATTTTCGAATGTTCTATTACGCAAATCTACCTTACCACGTGCAGATTCGTCGGTATCACTAACCAATCTATATTTCAAAGTTCCATCATTTATTTTTTTTACGATTTCTTCTATAGTAATATTCATTTATAGTATATTATAATATTATAATATTATCACAAAAATATTTAAAAGAAAAATGAAAGGTTCCTAATACAGGAAATATGCATTACTTAATATGGGAATTGCTAAAGTTAGCAGAAGCAAATGGCGAGCTTGCCACATTAACTCGTCATATTTGCTAATTTATTTTCAAGGTTATATATATATATATATATATATAAAATAATATACTCCTTTAAAATAAGTAAATATTTTTTTTATAATGACATTAAGAATAGGAACAGATTGTAGTGGCATAGAAGCACCAATTGAAGCAATAAAAAAAATATGTAAAGCATATCCGAAATTAAATTATAAACATGTTTTTTCTTCGGAAATAGATGAATATGCAATAACTTATATTAAAGATAATCATAATCCTGAAATTTTGTATAATGATATGCAAAAAAGGAATACAAAAGAACTTCCAAAATTGGATATATATGTAGCAGGATTTCCTTGCCAACCTTTTTCAAGAGCAAATAAATTTAAAACTGATGTTGATCCAAGATTAAATCTATTTAAAAATTGTGTAGATGTAATAAAAAATAGTAACCCTGACTTATTTATATTAGAAAATGTAAAAACACTGGTAACCTTAGATAATGGATCTTATTTTAATAAAATTTTAAAACAATTGGAAGATATAAATAGATACAATATACACTGGAAAGTATTAAATACAAAAGATTATGGTATTCCACAATGCAGAGAGAGATTATATATAATAGGAATAAACAAAAATAAAGCCAAACAACAAGATTTTTCTTTTCCCAAAGAAATAAAAATGAAAAATTTAACCGATTTTATTGATACTGAAAATGTAACTAAAAAAGAAATAAAAGAGAGCAATAAAGAATTATTTAAAAATATACCCAAAAATTCGGTTTTTATTGATATTGGGTTTAGAAAAGCAAAATATCCTAATTCTGATAAATGGGCTCCATGTATTACCGCCCAGGCAAATATGTGGTGTGTGCCGATGCAACGAAAAGCATCAGTTAAAGAATATTTAATGTTACAAGGTTTTCCTACAAATGTTAAACAAACAATTTCTGACCATCAAATGAAAAAAAAGATAGGCAACTCAATGACAGTTAATGTTATTGAAAAATTATTATTAGCTGGATTAGTTTCATTAAATAAATTATGATACTTATTTAATAGTAAATTGAAATAAATTAAATTATATACGATAAAGCATCAAGAATATAAAGCATCAAGAATATAAAGCATCAATAATATAAAGCATCAATAATATAAAGCATCAATAATATAAAGCATCAATAATAATGAGCGATGAAATAAGTCATACAAGAACTGAAAAAGAAGAAATTAATTATTTAAAAGAAAATGATTTAGTAAAATGTGGTAATTGTGGAAATATTTGGGATGGGTGTGCCCAATGTCATTGTTATGCTGATACCGATTGTTATATTTATCAGGATTGTGACACTAAGAATGATGATACAGTATTGGAAGAACCAGTATTAGAAGAACCAGTGGTAGTAGAAAAAAAAGAATATATGCGTAGTTCTCCACCAACACGCCCAGTTCCTGTTCCTGATTTATATGTAGATAAATCTGGTCATTTAATTAAAAAATTAAAAGAAGAAAATATGACATTAAAAGAAGAAAATAGAATTTTAGTAGAAAATATTGCATCTTTAAACTTAAATTAAAAGAATTAGCCGTTAATTAAATAATTAAATTAAAAATATTTAATTTAATTATTTAATTTTATTTATTTATTACAAATTACAAAGATTTACTATTACGCGTTGAAATGCATTCCAGTTCATTTTAAATTTTTTATTTTGACATAAATCCGGGTATTCTCGTTCAAACGTACAAGAGATTATAAATAAATCGGGTTCATAAATAATAGTATCATACATGAGGTTATTTGTATAATTATCAAATATTTCTTTTAGTTCTTCTTGAATATAACATTGATAGGCTTCTTTTATTTTTATAGTATATTTTTTATTAAATATATTATGTTGTTCTTGAATAAGTTCATTAATTTGAATACTCATTGTATACTATTATTTGTGTAATATTTGTGTAATATTTGTGTAATATAAATATAATATTATTTCAATTTTAATTTCTTTGATTTAGATGAAAGAAATTATTCTAATATTAAAATATTGCATATATATATATATATAATGGAGGTAATTAAGACTTTGTGTAAGCCTGCTTATGTTTATTTAGTATTTTCAACTATTTTAATGATCGTTATTATGTTTCAAAATATAGGAAATACAGATACTTATTGCGTTGGATCGTTTTTTAAATGCAAAGTATACAATACTGGTATGGTATTTATCGCCAAGGCTTTAACTATTTCTTTTTGGACTTGGTTTCTAAACTATCTTTGCCAAGCAGGATATAAAACAATCTCCTGGATGTTTGTTTTAGCCCCGTTTGTATGGTTTATTTTTGTTTTATATTTAATTAAATTTACCGGATTTAAATTGAATATGTCTTATATGCCAGGTGAGTACGCTCAGGGTTCTTACGCAAAAAACACCGATACGCCGTCACATGGACCTTACCCGCCTAAAACTGTGTCATCCACCGGACCTTATCCTCCCGAAATAATGGCAGCATCGTCACGATATGGTTTATATTAATTTGTGTGTGTGATGTATAAAAATAATAATTTTTTTTAAATAATAAAATTATTAAAAATAGATTAAAATAAGTTATGGTCTAAAAAAATACTTTGTTAATAGTATATAAATGAATAAAGAAATTACGTGGTCTATTATAGACAAATATTTTAATGATAATCCTGAATCATTCATATCTCATCATACCGAATCATATAATTATTTTTTTAATGAAGGAATACAACAAATTTTTAAAGATAATAATCCAATTAGGATTATGAAAGAACAAGATAGCAAAACAAATGAATTTCAATTACGATGCAATTTATATTTAGGAGGTAAAAATGGAGATAAAATATATTATGGAAAACCAATGATATATGATCCTAATCGTGAACATTACATGTATCCAAACGAAGCACGTTTAAGAAATATGACCTATGGTATTACTATTCATTATGATGTAGATGTAGAATTTATTTTTTCAAATAATGACGGTGGCGATGGTAGTGAATCGACATCAAAAGCTAAATCAGCAAAATCATCTAAATCTAAATTAGGCCTGGATTCAGATACAGAGGATTCAGACTCAGAAGAGTCGTCTAATCCAAATCAAGAAATAAAGGTAATAACATTAGAAAAAATATTTTTAGGAAGATTTCCAATTATGTTAATGTCAAATTTATGTATTTTAAATGGGTTAGATAAAAAGGTTCGTTTTGAAATGGGGGAATGTAAAAATGATTATGGAGGTTATTTTATTATTGATGGTAAAGAAAAAGCAATCATACCACAAGAAACATTTGCAAATAACATGTTATATATACGTGATAAAGCGGACGACACCTACTCTCATTCGGCAGAAATACGCTCGGTATCTGAAGATTCTTCAAAGCCAATCCGTACTCTTTCAATAAAAATAACAACACCTACCCCAAGTTACACTAATAATCAAATTGTTGTAAATGTTCCCAATGTAAGAAAACCAGTTCCTTTATTTATACTAATGCGTGCTTTAGGTGTTGAATCTGATAAAGAAATAATTCAATATTGTTTATTAGATATGGAAAAACACAGTTCATATGTGGATTTATTTATTCCATCTATACACGACGCAGGACGTATATTTACCCAAGAAGGAGCAATTCAGTATATAGCCTCTTTTACCAAAGGACATACCATACCTCATGCATTAGAAATATTAACAAATTATTTATTACCCCATATTGGCGAGATGAACTTTAAGGACAAAGCCTATTTTATTGGATATATGGTAAAACGACTTTTATCGGTTTATATGAAAGAAACAAAGGCAACTGATAGAGACAATTTTAAATTTAAAAGAGTAGAATTAACCGGTCATCTATTGTATGATTTATTTAAAGAATATTATAAAGTTCAGCAACGACAGATCTATCTTAATATTGATCAAACCTATTATGAAAATCAGGGTCTTTATAACAATAAAGAGGGGTTTATTAATTTAATAACTAATAATGCAAAAATGATATTTTCAGATAGAAGCGTTGAAAAAGGATTTAGAAAAGCATTTAAAGGAAATTGGGGTTCCCAAACACATACAAAGCGTGTCGGCGTCGTGCAGGATTTAAACAGACTGAGTTATAACTCATATATCTCTCAATTAAGAAAAATCACTTTACCTCTTGATGCAAGCGCAAAAGTAGTAGGACCGCGATTAGCACATACCTCCCAATGGGGTATTATTGACCCTGTTGACACACCTGATGGCGGAAATGCAGGGCTCCATAAACATTTAGCAATTACTACCCATATTACTACCGGAAGTTCAGCTTTACCAATTATTAAATGGTTAATGAATAATGATTTAATCATATTGTCAGAATGTATTCCATCTTATATTTCTAATTTATGTAAGGTTATTGTAAATGGTAGCTGGATTGGGGTAATTCATGATCCCAAAGGTGTTGCGACTCTAATGAAAAAACAGCGAAGAATCTCTCTTATTCCTATATTTATAAGTATTGATTGGGATGTTTCATCCAATACTCTTTTTATTTATACGGATAGTGGGCGGTTATGTCGCCCAATCTATTATATAAATAAGGGCAAACCAAGTTACGCAAATAAAGCAATATTAGAAAATATTAGTAATAATAAATTTTCATGGAATAATCTAATTACTGGATTTGCTGAAAAGAAAGATAAAAATTTTTCAATTAAATCATATAAAGTTTATTATTCGGTTTCTGAATTATATAATGCAACAACAATCAAAGATGTAGAATCATCTTCTGCAATAATTGATTATATAGATACATCCGAAACAGAATCTGCACTTATTGCGATGACGGGTGACCATCTTAAAGATATTGAGGAACAGACTAAAAAGAATAAAATGTACTATACTCATATTGAGATTGATCCATCGTTAATGCTTGGCGTGATGGGGAATCAAATTGTATTTCCTGAAAACAACCAATTGCCGAGAGATTTATTTGCATGCGGTCAAGCAAAACAAGCCGTTTCTTTATACCATACAAATTTTCATAATCGGATGGACAAAATGAGCGTTGTATTAAATAATGGACAATTACCAATAGTAAAAAGTAGATATTTAAAATATATTAATCAAGAAGAACACCCCTGCGGAGAGAATACAATTGTTGCAATCATGGCATGGAATGGTTATAATGTTGAAGATTCTATTCTTTTTAATGAAGCATCTCTTAAGCGTGGTCTTTTTCGTACAACGTATTATACTACTTATGAGAGTCGCGAAGAAAGTTCCAAGGTTGGAAATAGTCAAACCGACTCGCGTTTTGCAAATATCGAACAATCGTCGGTGATTGGTCTTAAACCCGGATACGAATATTCCGAATTGGATGATTATGGTATAATAAAAGAAAATACATTGATTGATGATAAAAAAGCACTTATTGGTAAACTTGTTTCCAATCCCGAAAATCCTGAGGTAAGTATCGATGATTCAACTTTTCCAAAAAAAGGTCAGCTCGGGTATGTCGATAAAACATTTATTACCGAAGGCGAGGAAGGGTTTCGTATCGCCAAAGTAAGATTACGCGATCAAAGAATTCCTGCGATTGGTGATAAATTTTGCAGTAGATGCGGACAAAAAGGAACAGTCGGGTTAGTTATTCCCGAAGAAGATATGCCTTTTACCGAAAATGGATTAAGACCCGATATAATTATAAATCCTCATGCGATTCCATCACGAATGACAATTGGGCAGTTAATTGAAACGATCATGGGCAAAGCTTGCGCTACTTATGGCGCCTTTGGTGACTGCACCGCATTTGTAAATAGTGGAACAAAACATAAAGTATTTGGAGATATATTAACACGCGAAGGATTTCATTCAAGCGGTTCAGAAATATTATATAATGGACAAACGGGAGAACAACTTCAAAGTGATATTTTTATTGGACCTACCTATTACATGCGTTTAAAACATATGGTCAAAGATAAAATTAATTATCGTGCATTAGGACCAAGAACAGCATTAACGCGTCAAACAGTTCAGGGCCGAGCAAATGACGGTGGGCTGAGAATTGGTGAAATGGAACGCGATGGATTAATCGCCCATGGAATAAGTAAATTCTTAAAAGAATCCATGTTGGTGCGTGGTGATGATTATTATATGGCGGTCTGCAATACTACCGGAATGATCGCAATATATAATAATAGCCGTGACTTATTTATGAGTCCATCGGCCGATGGTCCTATTAAATATAATAATTTATTAGATGATGATAAAATGAATATTAAAAAAATAACTAAATATGGACGAACCTTTAGTATTATCCGTATTCCATATTCATTTAAATTACTGATTCAAGAACTGCAATCAATGAATGTTCAATTGCGAATTATAACCGATGATAATATAGACCAAATTGCAAATATGACATTTTTAAATAAAGAAAAAGTGATGGAAAATAATAAATTAAGCGGTAAGATGACGGAATTAATAAATAAATTACAACTCGAGCAAGATGAAACGAGTAACAAATCCACTACAAAAAATAAAAGCAATACACCCAAGCCCAATAAATTAATATCATCGGGATTTATTAAATTTAAAGTGCCGGCATTTACTATAACCGAGCCTACTATATTGCCGATAAATACACCAACTACCGAAATCCAATCGAGTATAGAATTAGATAATGAATTTATGGATATCCATAAAAAGGTAAATAGTTATAAAGAAAAATTAGACAATATACCCGATAAGGATTTTATTAAATTATCCAGTAGTCTTAACTTATATGCTGGGTTAAAAACAAAATTTAATGAAAAAGGATTTCCTTTTGCAACCAATGCATCGTTTAAAATGTATGAATTAATCCAAGAAATGAATTTAATTGATTGTTCAAGCCCTATAAAAGCATTTTGCAATGCCGAATTACCTGGTGCTTTTATTGTAACAATAAATCATTATGTTAAAACCATCTGTGCAAACACAACAGCGTCAACCAGTTTTGATTGGGTGGGTAGTTCTTATTATCCAGAAGCAGCGGCAAAAGAAGGCGATACGACTATTATAGGCGATACCTATGGGTTTTACAAAAATAACCGTACCAATTGGTTAATGGGTCCGCGTCCGAATGCAATGCACGAAAATGCGCCCGATATTACGGGAGATGTAACTGATTCAAACGTCATTGATTTGTTATCAACCGCAATACATACACGATTTAATACAACCAACGGCGCGACAATTGCAACAAGTGACGCTGGTATTGATGTATCTGGTGATTATTCAAATCAAGAAAAAGACACGGCCTTAATAAATTATGGACAAATAATTACAGCATTATTTAGTCTTGCGGTTGGAGGTCATATGGTTACAAAACAATATACCTTTAGCACGCCATTTAATCGTTCATTAATTGCACTTGTCTCCTTGCTTTTTGATGAAACCTATATAGTTAAGCCTGTCACAAGTCGTCCTGCAAATTCAGAAGTATATATTGTAGGCAAAAAATTCAGGGGAATTGATATAAATATGAAAAATCAATTACTTGAACGAATGAATATATATTCATCTGGATTATCCCCGATGGATGGACCGCCGTTATTTAACCCTCGTGATTATGCATCTATAGATAAAGAAATATTAGAAGCAACGAAATTAATACATGACGACCAGCAAGTATTATTTTTAAATGAAATGAGCACATTATACAACGACCATTTTCATAATATTAATTATAATACTATAGCAAAGGCCCAAATTAACAAATGGTTACAAAATTATCCTTTATCAATTATAAATACAGAGGATACACTTAATTGGAAAAATAATCCTGCAAAACAACCATCATTAATAACGAATTTTACTGAAGCTCTGAATAATACTGTTTCTAATATTGGTAATTTACTAACATCAACGACTGACGAACAACCGACGACTGGCGAACAACCGACGACTGACGAACAACTGACGACTGGCGGAGGGTCTATTACGATACACGAGGACGCGATAACTACAACCGATGAACAAATACAAACACCCGCACCAATCGCATACGATGCCTCCAACTTATCTTTATTAACTAATATCGAGGGTAATGAGAGTAATAATATCAACGGGACAGGCGATGACAATAATGAGCTTAATGATGACAATCACGGAACGAATTCAAATAGTGATAACATTATTAAAAAAATAATAATATAAAATTGATTAAACCATAAAATTGATTAAACCATAAAATTGATTAATTATTAATTAAAATATAAAAATAAATATAAATATAAATTTACATTATAAGTATTGGATAATTAATCAATAGATAATATATATAATATAATGTCGTCAAAATCATCAATTGGACAAAATGGACATAATAACAATAATCAATTATATAAATCACGAAAAACTATAATTGAGTTTTTAAAAAATCAGGGGTATGATGTAAGCAATTATGATAATTTTAGTATTCATGAAGTTCATTCAATATATCAATCAAAACAATTAGACATGTTATTTACAAATACAGTAAGTAACAATAAAACATATGTAAAATATCATTTAGGACCAAACAGCAATACCTTAAGACCACAAAATATATATGAAATTATTGAAGATTTATTTAATTTAGAAGAAATTTTATCAAAAAAAGATAATTTAGTCATTATTACAAAAGATCATCCAAATGATTCTTTAATAAAGGTTTTACAAACGATTTGGGAGCAAGATAAAATATTTATTACTGTATTTGGGATTGAGCGTTTGCAATATAATGTATTAAATCACGAATTAGTTCCGCCACATACAGTATTAACCAGTATCGAAGAACACGAAATGAAACAAAAATATTTTATTACAAATCCTCAAGTCCAATTACCCGATATCTCACGATTTAGTCCAGTTGCACAGGCCATTGGATTACGTCCTGATCAAATTTGTAAAATTATCAGACCAAGTAAAACGGCAATAAATACCGTATTTTATAGAATATGTTTAAATTAATATGGTAGAGGACCAGAATAAAGCATCAGATTTACTGGATCAGCAAGCACCGTATGGATTAATTCAACAGCAAGGATGAAGAATTTATATTTAATTTATCCATAAACTCACTTTGCATCTGTCTTTTTTTTTGTTTTTCCGCATTTTTTAATAATGTAATCGCATTTAATTCTTCTTGCGGAGAGATGATTTTATCATTATTTACATCAATGGCAGCTTGAATTTTATTCATTCTATCAGGAACAACGCAATAATTACTTTTTTCATGAAAAAAAACATCGGCTAATATAACAAATGAAGCAGTTGTTATGGTCGCCATAATAATATCACGCGTAGCAGTAAATGCAACTGCAAAAATTAAAACCTCTCTAATTAATAAATCGCGTAAGAATTGTTCTTGCGTTTTACTAAATCCAATATTAATATAACGAGAACCAATATTTAATATTAGCATAATAATGCCAAGAAATAATTTACTTTCATTAATGTTTTTTAAAAAATCCAAATTAAGACCAAATAACATATTATTATATTACAATTATATTTTATTTTTAGTTTTTTAGTTTTTTAGTTTTAATTATATATAATCGCATATTTCTAAAATATAATTCGTTTCCTTCTTTATTAATCTTGAAGGTTTTCCGCATCCATAAATTAAATTATTCTTGACAAGATCATCGCATTCAAGTTTATTTAAATGGGGATCAATTTGTTTGAACGTTTTCTTATAATAACCATGTCTAAAAATTTTACAATTAAACTCATTTTCAAAAATTTGCACCATTCCATCACAATGCGGACATTCGGTAACTATATAATTACTCATTATCTAACTATTAATCTATCTAAATAACGATAGTTAAACTATAGGTATTTAGGTATATAAGTATATTATACTATATTATTAAGTATATAATTTTAATTTTGTTTTGGTTTTTACACCTTTGGACATTTAAAACGCCGACTGGTGGGCGAGTTATCGGTCACAAAGGCAACATTACATTGGACATTTAAAATGTCCAATGGTGTAATAAATATTTAATAATATTGTATAATATATAATGGGCTATCGTTTATTTGACCAATATACCTATCTACATTTTGCAGTAGGTATTGTAGTATACTTTTGGAATATTTCATTAATAAATTGGATTGGTTTACATACCATTTTTGAATTTATGGAAAATACCAAAATAGGTATGAATATTATTAATAAGTATATAAAATTTTGGCCAGGAGGAAAACCCAAACCGGATTCTATTATAAATAATATTGGAGATACCGTTGGTACTATAGTTGGGTGGTTATCTGCTTATTATTTAGTCAAAATAGCCAATAAATATAATTGGTATATGTAAATTCTAAAATAATAACTAAATATTAGTTTATGGTAAACAAAATCAACAAATCAACAAATCAACAAATCAACAAATCAACAAAATCAACAAAATCAACAATATATCATTTTAATTGTGTTGTATATGAAAATAATAATATCTTAATTTCATATAGATAAAAGTATGAGTAGTAGTTTAGCATATACCCCATTAAACGAAATGCCAACCGTTGGTGAAATTAGTAATAGTAATAAAAATAATAATTTATCACGTCAAGCACCACGTAATAAAAATATAAATGATACTAAATCCCAACCCAACTCAAATTTAAATATGATGAAAAAAAAGATTAATACGGCTACGAAAACACCTGCCCAGTATCAACCATTTAATGGTAATGAAGAATTATTGGCTGATTATAAACCATTTAATCCGCCAGCGAAACCGACATTAACAAGATCCAAGAATAATAATAATAATAATAGCATAAATAATAATAGCATAAATAATAATAGCATAAATAATAATAGCATAAATAATGATGAAGATGATGAAAACGATGCAACAGTTCATCCTGACAAATATGATACCTTAGATTATAATTTAGATAAATTAGAAAACAGATTAAATAATACTTTGGATAATAATAATAATTATGTTAAACAATTTTCATCACCGGCGTCTTTTATTTCAAAAGAAAAGAAAAATGAAAATGTTATTAAAAATGAAGAACTATTGGAAAAATTGAATTATATGATTCATTTACTCGAAGAACAACAGGACAGTAAAACAGGTGTTGTTGGTGAAGAAATTATATTATACTCCTTTTTAGGAATATTTATCATTTTTGTAATTGATTCTTTTGCTCGTGCAGCAAAATATGTGAGATAAAAATATAAAATTATATCAATTATTTTTTTAGAGAATAAATTATTATTAAATATTTAATAAAAAATAATTGATTTTTTACTGTTGACGGTATACGAACAATAATTGTATAAAAAAAAGGCAGTTGGACTTGTAAAGTCTAATATGATATTTTTATTATGAATAAAATGATCAATAATAATATCATTATCACATAATTCTTCTATTAATAAATAGCTATTATTGATTTTTTGTTTCAGTTTATGTAGTGACACTATAAATCCGTTAATAAATAATTGAACATCGCTTATTTTTTTATTATATAAAGTTAAAAAGCATTCAACCGATTCTTCCTTATTATAAAAAAGATTCGGACGACGAAAAATATATACGGCCATTAGCTCTCCTTTATTAATAATTCCATAAATAAATATATTTTGGCTTTTTAATAAATTAATAATGTTACTCATATCCGGCATAATTATACATTCAAATTGGTTGTCTTTTTTCTGTAATGAAATAAAATCATTAAACAAAAACAATTGGTCAGTATTAATTTCAATCACATTATTAATTGCATTATTAAGAACCATATTAGTTATATTAGTTATATTAAATAAATAGGTGTTGTAAGCAACCAACGGGACAATCATATTTAACTTTCCTTCACGTTTAAATAAACACGTTTGTATGTTTTTATTTTTATTGCGCATATTATAATAATGGGTTTGTATCATTTCGGGCGCAATTCCTTTATTTCTATAAAGCGGATGAACGCATAAATTATCTACATAATAAATCTCAAATGTAGGATTTTTTCTTAAAGTAATATGAAGAGGACGGCCTGTTATAATAGAAATAATTTCATCATACATGATACTATTTTGCCCTTCGTTGTGCCCTTCGTTGTGCCCTTCGTTGTGCCCTTCGTTGTGCCCTCCATTTTGTTCAAATACTATTTTGGGTTCGTTATATAGGGTAATATATGATTTCTGATTAGAATGTTTTAAATATTCTACAATATTATATTTTTGCGGATTATATGCGGCATTGGGTGACTGAACATAATAAGAATTTATAAAATTACAAGACCGGTCTAATAAAACTTCATTTATCTCTGTAATGTCATATGTTTTTATATTTATTAAATTTGTATACTTATTAAATTTGGGTATTTCGGGGTCTATTATGCCACTTGGTGTTACCCAATTAAATATATCATACACATGATATACTGGCTGTAAATACCAAAATTTATATTTTATTTTTATATATGTTCTAATAAATATATATAGAATTAATAAAAATAATATAAAATAAATTAGTAACCACAGTGGAGGGGATGCTAATAAATGAATCATAATATATTATTACTGTAATATATTATTATTATTTATGGTATTATCGCTATATATAGTATTGTCATTATATATAGTATTGTCGCCCTAATGATTATTTCTCTATTTATCAATAACCACTTCCTTAGCTATTTTTTTAATCACTTTATTTATATTATCGGGGGTGCCATTCACCGTTTGAGAGATTAATTTTAAAAATTCATTATTTTCTTCGGACGTGCTTTCCTTGTAAGTCGGGTGTTCAGCCTGCCACTCACCCATTAAACCGAAATTCTTTTGTTCTATTTTGCGGATAGCCTTATTTAATTTGGGATGATCCGGTTGTTCTTTTTCCCATTTATCTTCATCCTTCACATATAAGGTCTCTCTTTTAATATCACTGCAATGCACCGGTCGTTTGGTTTGTTCAAGATCATTCATTTCGGTCAGGATAATTTTAGAAATGCCTTCGGTATAACCCAATTTACCCATATTATCCAAATCGGATAATTGGAGTTGGAGCGAGTTAACAAACTCGGATAAATTCATGGCATCTTTACAATCTTCGTTTAAAAACACCTGTAAATTAAAGGTTTTGTTATGGCTATTGTTAATACTACTATTATTATTATTATTAGTGCTATTACTATTTTTACATACATCAATCATTTTACTTTGTAAATCATGATTACTTTTTACCAATTCCAAAACTAAATTCGTTAATGCTTTAATATCATTGGGATGAGTATCAGTAGGGTTATTATTGGGGTTATTATTGGGGTTATCATTGGGGATATCGTTATTTATAATACATTTTTTTTTATGATTCCATAGTCCTGAATAATATTTATATAATTTACCACAATCACATATATACGCGTTTTTGGGCGTTTTATTTATATTATTTATATTATTTAGGTGTTTATTCCGTAGAATGTGTCTATTCCAGTCACTTTGTTTACTACAAACAAATAAACAATTATCACATATAAATTCCTTGGCGTTTTTTTGCGTTTTATTTATATTCATTTATATTATATTATAATATAAAAAAAACGCCTAAATCCTTTTAATTGTAAATTTTATAATTTCTAAAAAAAGTTACAATCACAAATATTTTATTAAAAAATGGAAATGAGAGCATTATGCTCTAAACACGTTTTTCACGTTTTTTTCATTTAAATCTCTCAAACAATTCCCCATTTTGGACATTTATTTTTGTCCAAATCGCCAAAATGTTTGGGAGATTCAAATCTTTTTTTTACGAAATCCTGAAATATAAAATTATAAAATTATAAAATTATAAAATATTTATATAATATAAATGAAGTTTACAATGGATCCTAAGAAGGTTATCGTATCAGGAATAATTATGTTATTATTAGACTTTGTTTATTTAACTACGTTTAGTAATTTTTATAATAATCTTATAAAAAGCATACAAGGAGAGAAAATAAAATTTAATATTGTAGGTGCCCTATTTGCCTATTTATTTTTAATTTATGGAATTAATTATTTTATTTTAAATCAGTCCAAAACAACATTAACAGATGCGTTCATTTTAGGAGTGATTATATATGGTGTTTATGAAACGACTAATTATGCAATAATAAAAAAATGGTCACCTTATGCGATTGTCCTTGATACTGTATGGGGTGGTATTTTATATACTCTTGTTACTTATTTTACCAGGAAGCTTATTTGAAATTAAATCGTAATGTTTTTTTGGGTAGCTTATTTAAATTGAAATGCTTTCTCTCCTCTAATAGAACTATAACAAACAAAATAACCGGCTCAAAATCTATTTTAATTTAAATAAGCTAAGCATTTTATATTACAGTTATGGCGACGAAACGTATGATGCATGAGTATTTGCAACACGGGCAACAGGTGAGACATATAGAGAAATTAAAAAAAACAATATGGGAGGGAGTGTATGACAAAAAAAAAGATGTAATTAAAACCGCGCATGGTAGTCGGTGCTATAGTTCCTTGACGGCCTTTGCAGTTGCCCACTATAAAGCAGAACGCCCTGAACGGTCTCCGTCTGCAAACGGTTGGAAAGAATGCGAGTCAATGTGTAAGGCAACGCATACATGGAAGAAACTTCAGAAGAAAAAAACATTAGCTGAAATAATTCAAAATCTACAGTTAAAAATTGCAGATTTTGAAAAACGGGAGCTTCTGTGTGGAATAAAGACCCAGGACCAAAAGCAGGAGAAGTTAGATGAAAGAGAAACAGAAACAGAAACAGAAACAGAAACAGAAACAGAAACAGAAACAGAGAATGAATTGCAAATGGATTTGGAAGATGAAGTAAAGACACGCTATTCCATTTCTGAAGTTATGGAAATGTCTGATAAAAAGTTAATAAAGGTATTTAAAAAAATCACTGGCACAAACTCCTTGCCGTGTGCACATTGTCATTGCCAAACAGTAGAATTAGAACGCTTTGTAGACAATATCCGGAAATGTTGTCAAAATAAAAAAAATAACGGATTGTATGCTTCTATAAAAATATCCAAAACATGCGACTACCAAACCTCACTAACCACTAAGCGTAACGTGTATTATCGGACCATTAAAACAATATCAGTTCCTGATGATGTTTTAAGGTTCAAGGAAGAGAACAAGCACCTTTTTGAACAAGAGCGCCGTGTAAAGATAGTTCGTACTAAATAAAAAATAAAAAATAAAAAATAAAAAATAAAAAATAAAAAATAAAGACCATGTGGTCTTTTTTTTTACA